AATTTATCGTCTTTACTCTACCAAAATGTGTACAGGTTTCTGGATGACATCCACAAGGTATTTGTTTATCGGCACTAACCTTTAAACATAAAACACCATTTTTCATAACTACGATGCCAATGTCGTTTGTATTTATATTATCTCTACATTCACTCATTTTAAAAAATTTATTAATTATTTTTAATTACGTTAAGTAACTTCAATTCAATAAATAGCGGCATTTGGTCAACTTTGTCTGTGATTACTTTTGTATGCACTACTCGTTCAAAATAATCACTGTCAGCCAATTTAACCACAAATCCGTCAATATACTTAGCTGCTATGTGTTTAATATCAATATATTGACCTTTCTCAACATCGTACAACGGTCCGAGTCCATTCTGCATTGAGATTAATGATGTGAGTGTTTCGTCATCAATGGGTTCTATTTGTCTATATTGAACGACACCTATCTCTCCAACATCAACAGACGTTACCATCAAATCTACGTCAACAAATTTCTTGTGAAGTTTGAGATAAATCTTTCTTAAAATTTTGTTATACAGTCTTTTTACCATAGTGCTATTAGTTTTTGTTTATACCACATAGTGGTAACTTCGTAGTGTTTATCTGTTAGTTTTAACAATGACTCAGCGACGTCAAGTTTTATCTGTTGCTGAGTCACTTGATGTGTTTTGGATAATGAATTTAGTACAAATAGTAGGGTGTCGAATTCTGGGGACGATATTTTTCGTCCTGTTATCTGTTGAAGTATTTGAATCGTTGTTGACAGGTCTATCAACATACGACTCCTTAGTTGTAGATATTGTTTTCTCGGTAACATATTGACGATACTTTAACCAGTACTTTTTAGTAGAATCGATACGGTAACCTACATAGATACCTCCATTCCACATTCGTACAATATGTTGAATATCAGGATTTTTTGAATACTTTTTCTGATATCTATCGATTCCCATCTTAATGTACAGATGAAATACTTCTATTGCACAGACAGAATCAAACATTTCCTCGTGTACATACGTCGTTTTGTAGTAACGATTGACATCATCAACAACTTCCTTGTGAATTTGCAGAAGTCCATATGCCTTGCCATTATCTCCGATTGCGTTGGAATTAAAATTGCTCTCTATTTTTGCAATACCAACGACTATACTATCGAGATTAAATGCTGCTGACGTGAGTGTTGTCAGCAGCAAAATTGTTGTTATTATTCTTTTCACTGTGCTAATTTTAATGTTTGTCCATTTTTAATCGCTTTCGATAATTTTGTCGATTTTCCGGTAGCATATCCTTTCGCATAGGCATCTTGATTGCTACCTATTTTCACTTTTGTTTTGGATTGAGACAAGTTTTTATACTTATCACTAAGATAATTTTCAATCGCCAAATTCGTGTTGGTAACTACTAATGCAAATTTATTATCTGTTTGAGCAGATTGTTGTTGCATTTGTTTCTTTTGTTCGGAAAGTTGCTTATTCAAACCGAGTACTGCTCCTTTCAAAAATGCACGAATCCACGGCATTCTATATGGAAGAACCTTCGCTTTTGACATCTCTAAGTCAGTCATATAAGGATATTCAGCTTTGGTTTGTTTTCTCATCGTGTTGTACGCGTTTTTACTCGCTTTTCTAAAGATGTTACGCGCTACTTCGAACTGATAAATCACAATTTCAACGTTTTCTGCCTTACCGACTACACTAATAGTACCTCCTTTGATTCCGCTAATAGTGTGGTTTATACTTTGACAGAAGTTGTGATTCGCGATTACTGACATTAACATCGTTTCCCAGTTACCTTCCTCTTTAACCACTCCAAATTCGATACCTTCGGTTTCAGATATGTCTTTTTGGATAGCGCCTACACTAACATCTGTCATAGATAGATTGTGTTTGGCGAGTAGTCTGTTGGCGTGTTTAAGAGCCAATTCTGCTTCTGCACTTGAAGCTGCACTGTCGTTTGCTAATGCTAACAGTTTTGTAATTCTTTCGATAATGTTTTGATGTGTCATAGGTCTCTATTTTTATGATTTCTACAATGTAAAGATACTCAATAGATATCTTTTAGACAACAGATAAGCAATATATTTTCTCTTATCGGGGGTGTTAGTACTGTCATATATTAAGACAATGGGGTTATAAGGTTCGGTAATCTGCGGTATAGGACACCATCACGTTGAAAATGATTGTGAGCTATTTTTTTGAATGATTCGAAATCAATAGATAAAGATATAGGAACGATTCTCTGTTTAACATCTATTAATTTAATCGATTTTAACCGCTGAACAATGTTATGAGCAGATGATGTGTTAGATAATCCAAATAAATTCATTATACCATATAAAGACAGTGTAATATCTGGATTTACTAATTGATGTTTCTGCTTTTGATTAAATTCATCGTATTTTGAACTTTCAATAGTTTCATCATATAAACGAATCGTTTGCACGTTATTGCGAAATTGATTTTTTAAAGCTGCTTTTTTTGCAGAGAGTATCACGGTACGCGAGATTGCGGCGTGCCGATAACGTTTATCTTTGATAATTTTATTGAATGCTGCGTGTGTTTGTTTATTGAGATTGTCTCGTAAATCTACATAAGCAATCCACTCTTTGATGTTATTGAAAGTAGATTTTGAAACTGTTATTTTATGAATTTTAAAACTGCCAAATCGTTTTCTGCCGTTACGACCAGTAGTTACAGACATATCATATTGTAGTAGTGTCCATAGTTTATCATAAGAAATAAGTTGATATCCGTTTCGATGCTTTTTCATCAGTCCTACAGATATCAACTTGTTTATTCTACGCCACAATGTTGAAGTTGAAATGTTTAATGTTGTTGTTTGCTGAGAAACTTGACCTGATTTAAAAAATCCGTGGTCATTAAGTGCTTTGAATTGATAGTACCAAACAACTTCGTTTAGTATATTCAAATCTTTTGCATTTCGGTAAGTTTTCTCAGCAATCTTTATTGTCATAACTGTCGTAAAATGTAGAGCAATCCTTGAGTAAAAATTAGTTCATCAAATTCTGATTTGTTTATCGGTGGCATTATCTCTTTTATAATAGCATCAACATAACCTTGCATATATACGATTGATTCTTTTATATGCTGTTTGGTAATTCTGTCGTATGCTTCGGGATAAACCACTCTCTTTGATGAGAGAAATTTACGAAATTTTTTACGATTTATAGAATACTTATCCATTCGCTAAATATTTTACATAAGCAGTGTTCTTATGAAATTGACGACGGCGTTGTTTCATTACAGATATCTTATCAACCAACTCACGTTGACGAAGTTTGTCCAGTCCAAAAGTATTCGGCTGATTTTCGATGATACTGGTAACGTTTTTACCGATTAACGATATCTCGGTAATTACATCGTCTGGAATTTGAAAGTCTGTGTAAATGTAGTAGGTGTTATCGATATACACTACATTATATCCTAAATCATTGATGATTTCAATAAAACTTACATTTGATGTCATTATAGTTTGTTTTTTAATTCTTGTTTTGTTCGTTGTTTTTTCAAAGCTACTTGTTCAACAGTACGAGCGTGTTTCTTTGAGATTTCCGCGATTTTTTTTGCAGTTTCTACAACTACAGTATGTTTGTCCGAAAACACTTGAATTGACGAAGGTATTGTACTGATTTTCGTTAAAACAATGCCGCACTCATCTTTTAGAATGTTGCCGTCTAAATCTGTGTAGATTACTTCGCCGTTAACAACCTTTGTTTTGAATTGTGTTATGTTAACGATTTTATCTGTGCTTGTTTTGAATTGCATAGTTTATAGTGTTTTTGATGCGTAGTATGCGATTAGTGCAGCATCTACTAATCCATCGTGAGCATTTCGAGCTCGCGAACTTGATAAGAAGCTTTCAGTCGGAAATAGTCGCTTTGCTGCGATTAAGCTGGTTTGTTTGGTTGTTTTTTGTTTTGTCACTCCTTGCCACGCTACTTTTTGCCACGCTTTCGCATTGACCAGTGCATATGGGATTTCCAATCCTTCGACCAATCCTTGTAAAATTCCCTTACCAAATCCAAAAGAGAAATTACTACTGTTACCAATGTTTTTGCCTTGAATTGCGTGTACATTCTCAATCGCAACGAATGCATTTGAATACGATGTTAAAATCTGTTTCAGTGCTTGAATATCATATTCTTTACCTACCATAGGCATCACATACTTTGCAATGATTTTGTTATTACTTATAACGACAATCCCCCCTTTCTTTCCAGGGTCAATTCCTATATATTCAATACTAATCGATACCATAATCTAATTCTGTGTCATTTTGTTGTTTAACATCCCACAATTCCTCGTGTAATGCAATTGATTCTAATATTTCTTGATGGTTCCACTTTTCGTGAGCTCTTTCTGTTATCTTAATCTTACCCGGAGTTCGTCCACGCAATGTTATGCTGTCCATTATGCGAATACATTGATAATCTGGATATCTTTGCTGTTCGTCGAGAAATTCCTGTGAATCTGCACAATGTATATATAAAAACGGCTTCTGTTTTGTCATATTATTGTTGATTTTGCATTTTTCTTTTCGACAGTGATAATATACGGATAATTTTTATTAAAACTTCCGTGCGTTACGGCCAGTATAGTTTGGTTGAGTTTGTTGAGCAAGTCCATCATTTTAACGACACCAAGTTCGTCAGACGACTCAATGATTTCGTCTAAAAACAACAAATCTAATCCAATTGATGCGTTGCGATTGATAAGTTGTTGTAGGGCTAATATGGTAGCAACCTTAATCCTTGTTCGCTCTCCTGACGAATATCGTGCATACATTCCTTCAACTAATCCATTTCTCAACACTTTGACACTGATATTCTCGCGAATCTTGCCAGTTTTAGTGATTTTATATCCATCAAATTGAATTGTTATATTAGAACCAAATTGTTGCAGGTATTCATTGACGTATGCTTGAATCACTGCTATCGCCTTGTTGGATAGGTGTGTTTTGAATCGCGTAACTATTGTATTCCATTGATTGGCATCAAATAGTTTCTGTTCAACAACTTGCTTTTGTGTTTGCAATTCTCCTAACTCCTTTGTTAGATTGTCGATGTTCTGTTGATATTCAGCCGTTTTGTCTTGAATTACTTGTGTTTGTAAATTGACCAGCGAAGTTTCGGTTTGTCTAATCTGGTCGGTTAGTGATTTAATTGCATTGTCAGCACGAGTAATTTGCTGTTCAATTGTATTGTATTGACTACGTAATCGCATTCGTTTTTCGTGATTGCTTTGCTGTAATTGCCGTTGTTTACGAATTTGTTGTTCGATATTATCTATCTCAGAATGTACACGTCCTATATCAGCATCAATCTCTGCAATAACAGAAATGAATTCAGATTGACTGTCTTTCGCAGCTATCAAATCAAAACTATCGTCCGTAACACTGAATTCGTGACCACATTTTGGACAAGTTGTCGTTCCTTGTAACGCCACTTCAATTTCGGCTTGTAATTTTTGAATTTCAGAGCGCTCGATTTTCCATTGATTTATTTGAGCTTCGAGTTTCTCGATTTCTGATTGCAATTTCGATTGCTGAGAATTATCAACTTTTGGTAGTGATATTAACTCTTTTTCCAGTTGTTTTAATTGAGATTGAAAATTGACAATGTCGTTTTTGAATGCACTGATTTGCTTGTTGTAACTGGCGATATTTGTTTTTAGTACTAATTTTCGACGCTCAACTTCTTGTTTTATCTCGTTCAAATCAAAATTATTGATTTCATCTTTATAAACATCAATTTTGCTTTGTGTAGATGTCATTTGATGCTCAATAGAGTGCAAATCAGCATTGTTTTTATCAATTCTTTGTTGAATCAAATCATATGCAGGGTCAACCAAATCAGCTTGACTAAATCGACTTATTACCTGTTTTTTCTCTGTATCGCTCATCGCGAGAAACGACTTGAACTTTTCCTTACTAACAAGATAATAGTTTAGCAAGTCTGACCGACTAATGCCTATATGATTCAATATCCAGGCATTTCCTTGCTTAACATCAATTTTACCAGCAGAATTCACTTGTAATGTTGGTGGTATCTTTTTATTCAATTCAATATATAATTCTGCTGATTTAGTGTTTGACCATACAACTCGTCTTATGTATAGTATATCGTTTTTTGATTTCAGCGTCAATTCAATATCCATTGATTTAGCGTCGTCTTGTACCAAATCTTTGACACTGACTCCGCGCAAAGGACTTCCAGTCAATGCAATTGCAATTGCTTCAAGTAGTGCTGATTTACCGCTCCCATTACTTTGCTGACCATCATCAGTTAGATTACGACCTTGCACCATTACGGCGTGTTTGTTGTCAAATTGATAACTTTGGTCGTCAAATGACATCAATCTTTGTATGCGTAGGTTCGTAGGTTTATACATTTTCAAGTATTTTTTGAGTTAGTTCGTCGGATAATTCCGGGTTATCTTGCAATAATTGGATGACTGACACTCTTCCTTGTCCGAGTTTAGTATCTTTATAACTAAACCAACTTCCTGCTTTTTCTATAATATCGAGCTCAACCGCCAAATCGAGTATCTCTTTTTCTCGAATAAATCCTTTGCCGTACTCGATATATCCATCGACAACTTGATAAGGTCGTCCGGTTTTGTTTTTTACAATTTTGATTTTGACATCATTGCCAACAACAGTTTTCCCATCTTTAATCTGTGTTGACCTACGAACATCTAATCTAACAGATGCTGCAAATTTTAACGCATTTCCTCCTGAAGTCGTTTCGGGATTGCCAAACATTACGCCAATTTTCATACGAATCTGATTAATAAATATAATTGTGGTTCCTGATTTACTCGCAGCACTCGGTAATTTTCGCATCGCCTGACTCATCAAACGCGCTTGTTTACCGACAGAAGCGTCGCCCATCTCTCCTTCCAACTCTGATTTTGGCACTAATGCACTCACACTATCAATAACAATGATATCAACTTCTTTTGACCGTGCCAACATATCAGCTATTTCCAATGCTTGTTCTCCATAATCTGGCTGAGAAACGATAAGTGCGTCAGTGTCGATACCGAGTGCTTCGGCATATTCTAAGTCTAATGCGTGTTCTGCATCAATAAAAGCGGCATTTCCTCCATTTCTTTGTATCTCAGCAATTGAGTGAAGTGCCAATGTTGTTTTGCCTGATGACTCAGGTCCATAGATTTCGATGATTCGTCCACGCGGATATCCTCCTTTCAATGTCATATCGAGTTTCAAACTTCCTGTACTTATCCGCTCAATCTCCATTGCATCTAAGTCCTTAACACGATTGATTGTGTTTTTACCATAGGTTTTATTGATTTTTTCTAAAATTGTAGATAATGCCATTATAATACTTTTTTTAATAATTTTTCTCCAGTCTCTTTATCAATGTCAGGATTGTTGTCAGCAAATTCCTTCCATTCATCTAAAATCTTATTTCGGTCAAATCCGTCAAAATTTTGAGCTGATTGGTAGTCGACGTGCACTTCAACATCTGTTTGTTCTATCTTAACATCAATTCCAACAGATTCGAATATGTGCTTATCTATCGATTTCACTTTTTCAGCTGAACCTTGAAATTTGAACCGAATATTATCTTTTGAATTGGCATATTGAGCTGCAAGTGTTTGAACTTGCTTTATGTCAGTTTTATCCAGGTCAATTTTGACAGTTTTGTAGCGTTGAAAGTCCGGGATAAATAATTCGTGTGAACCATCATTGTAAAAAATAGTAAATCCTTTCAGGTCGTCCTCTCCGTAATTTCGTTGACGGATTGAACCTACGTAGAATATATTGGTTCCTACTTGTTGTTTGTCGTGATAATGTCCAACGAGTACTTTAAAAAACGCATTAAAGTCTGTCGGGTCCAACACATCATCTACAACAGAACCGTCGTTATTACGGACACCATCAACTGCTACGTGAGTGATTAAAACGTTGTCAGGATTATCCAACACACAAAGATTGAGATATTTAGAATATGTCGTTTTTTCATCGAAAAACGGAACGAGATGAATGTTCCAATTATTGATATCTACTCGCGAATATCTATCAACTAATGTAAATCCAGGAACGTCTTTAAAGACATCGAGATAACTACTTTCGCTCTGATAATCGAGTTTGTCGTGATTGCCTGGAATTGCAATTATTCGTACTCCTGCGTCATTGGCATATTTTAACACTGCTTTAAATGCGAGTAGTACTTCGAGATACTGAGATTTTCTACTGTTAAAGATATCGCCTGCAATAAATATAGTGCCAATGCCATCAACAACTGCTTTATCAACTGCTTGTATAACGACACTTTGTGTTTGTTCTAAATCTTGAATGTCGTAGTGTAGGTCTGTAATGACCATAAAAATTGAGTCCCTCATCTTTTGTATTTTTATAGGTCTCTCGACGAGATTCGAACTCGCATCTCTCAGTCACTTGCGTGGCTAAGCGCTTTACCTCATTAAGCTACGAGAGACTACCGGGTTATGGGATTACTTTTTCACTTTATCGCGTAGGTTTCTTAAACGACTTCCGGCTGTAGTCGCTTTTTTACCTATATCAGAGCTGCCCGGAACGTTATTAGCAGCTTCCGATTCTGCAGCTTGTTTTTCTGCTTCCAACATTTCTAATTCCTCACTGATAAACTGTCGAACCATATCGACTGTGTATGAAGGTAGAATTCTGATTGAAAGCTGTTTTTCTTTAATGTACGCTTTCAATTGTCGCATATTCATCTGGTCGATTGAAGGCTCGACATCAAACGGAAGGTCGTTGTCGTCATCAACAGGAGTGTCGTCTCTGTAATTATCTTGGTCGTCGTGATTGGTGGTAGTGTCGTTATCAGACTCATCGTCGTCTCCATAATACTCAGCAATTTGTTCAGCGATGTCTAAAAATTCATCGTGAGTAAATACTTCGTATCCTGACGAGAATCCAAATTGACGAAGCACTTCAGCTGACTCCTCATCGAATCGTTTTAGTCCTTCCATCGCCAACATAAAGTCACGATACTTATATACTCCAACATACATTGATTCTAATGAAGGTTGTTCTGACAACCATTCAAATTGTTCATCTGTTAGGGGAGTCGGTCCTTTCAAGTCAATCGCTACCTGATACTTTTTGCCCGGGTCTTTTTCGGATTTATTGTACGTTACAAGTACTTTACGTCCGTCATCGATTCCGGTGAAGGGGTCAACTGCGATTACTCCGTCATCGTCGTCCTGTCCGGCTGCAATTTCATTCAGTTTGTTTTTCACACTGGTAGGTAATTCAACTCGTCCATTGGTTCCGTTCAGATTTCCATAAATGATGTAACGTGTTTGCGCTTTGATTCCGGGATGAAATCGTCCGTTTTCTTTCCAACCTTCGATTGGTCGTAAGTACTTTTTGCGAGTATCATCATCTTGAATTTCATCGTACGCTTTTTTGTACACAAAGTTGATATACTCATCAATGATGTCTTTTTCAGTATTCCCGTGAATACGGCTATTGAAAATCGGTTTTTTCCCAATTTTTTGATTGCCGTTGTCATCTTTAACGGGATTGCCGTCTTTGTCAGTATAAGCCACTTTCAAAAAGTGAACTGACCGTGGATATGCCCACATTCGTGTTCCAGGATGTTTTGGAAAGATTCTGAGTTTGTTTTTTGACCCATCTTTCTTTAACTCTAACACTTTTGCTCTGTCAGAATTTCCGGTTCTAATCTTAGATTCAACTTCCTCTTGTTGTTCTTTTAATACATCGACCTTAGTTGCTTTAAATTGGTCACGTCTGAACTTTGCCATAATTTAATTGTTTTTATGATTATTGTTTAATAAGTTTTTCTTTAACACGGATTAAAATTCCGTTAAATTTTCCTTCAACAAGCTCTTTTTCGAGCTCCTCAGGATGAAAGGATAAATTGTCTGATATTTTATTGAGTTTTTGTTCCTTTGATTTAACAGCCCAATAAATTGCATCCATCACATCTGCTTCTTTTTTCAATCTTAACAACTTACGATAGTGTAGCTGTACTTGTCGATTTAATGTGATTTCTTCCTCTACTTCAGGATTTGATTTCGCTTTTGAAACCATTTCTCCTTTTGAATTTGGCACTAACTTAAATTTTTTACGAGCCTTTCGAGCAACTTCAGCTTTAAATACCTCGTAATCGAGTTTGAATTCAGCGTATGCGTTCTCTGCTTCCGCTTTCCATAACCCCACTCTATTCATAAGAGCGGGGATGGTAATGATTTCAGCGTGTAAATTCGTCCAATCGATAGATGTGAGCTGGTCAATATCAATCTCGTCGTCAAAATCCTCAAAAAACAATGTGATGATATGGTCTTTAAACGAGATTTGAATTTTTTGCTTATTCTGCATCATAACTCGCTTTGGCTTTGTTTATCAAAGTGATGCAAAAACTACGATGAATATCAAGTCCGTGCAGCTGTTTCAGTTTTTTCATCACGTCTCCGGATGTAAATGCTTGTCCATCGTCCATAAACTTGTGCACGATTGCAATTACTTTTTGAGATTTACTTTGCGGATTTACCGGTTTTCTGCCAGAACTTGTTGATTTTTTAGCCGGTTTTTTAGCTGCTTTTTTGACAAGTTTTTTGTCTTTTTCGTCACTTTCTTTCTTGAAGTGATTTAGTGCTTCGCCAAGATTTTTGAATCCGTAGTCTGCTGCAAACTCTTTGTTGACGTGCTTGTAAATCTCTTTTTTATCTTTGAGATATCCATCCTCATCGGTTGAAACATAACCAAATCGTTGCATCACTTCGCGATGAATGCGTTGATAAACGTTTCGAGCTGCTTTTTCATTTTTCAGTTTTTTGAACTGTTTTGGCTCTGATGGTTCCGGCATTTTTTCAGAAAATCCTGCGTGATTGGTTTTTGTGTACTTTGTGAGAAAGTCATCAACTAATTCAGGTTTTTGATTTCCATCTTTGTCGGTTAATTCAACGTACTCATCAACCAAATCGGTCTCAGGAACCAATCTAACTTTATATTCAATGCCTTCAGCATCTTTATAAATCAGATTTTCATTAATACCTTTATTTTCGTCGATTGATTGTTGTTTCTCGGCGTGAGATTTCAATATCAAATCAATCAACTGTTGTTTGTTTAACTGCGATACTCCTTTCGTGATGTTAAAACCTTTGAATAGGATAGTGCGTAGCGCAGCTTCATCTTTCTTTTGCAAGAATTCTTGCGTGTAGTTTACTAATAGGTCCATAATAGTGGGTTTTTATAATTCTTTTAATTTATACCAATATGGCAATACTTTTTCATTATAGTACTGCTCTAACTCGTCATAATCCTCGTCACACAACATTCCATCCTCAAAATAATACTCTGGAATCAAGTTATCTATACAAGCTAACGCTGTTAATGTTGAGTTGCTTGATTCTTTGTACGATATGTCTGGAGTTTGGCTGTATATCCAATCTTTGATGTCTTCATAGTTTTCGTCTTTTTTATAATTGTCGGACGTTTGTTTTCTCCACTCATCAAGAGTGATTTCTCCTCGATAAAATTTTTCAATGATTTGCAAATCGATTACTGTTCTATCGATTACCGCTTTTAATTCTTGTTTGAGTTGATTTCTTAACTCTTTTTTGTCTTGAACTGAAGTTGTCATAACTTTGGTTTTTTATTTGATTTCTACACTATAAAGATACCCTATAGTTATCTTTTATGCAACAGTTTTGTCAAAAAATTTTTATTTTTTTAAAACACCTGATAAACCGGTCCATCAATGCGGTCAGTCAAGATAATTTCATTGCGATTCGTGTAGTCTGACCATTGCATTTGTCCTCTGAAAACAACCAATCTACTCTTATTCTCTGATAAAAACGACTTCAATCCTTTGAATCTTTCATCAAATAATTCGTCATCTGGATTCAATTGCTGTGGCCATACTCTAACCATAAAATCGTATTCATCTTGAATTATTTTTATCACTGCATAATCGCGCTTATCTTTGGTTTGACGAATCACAGCTTCTTGAATCGTTCCTGCGACCATCACTTTTACTCTTTTCCCGGGTGGTAGTGGGTGTGATATTTCCTCGCTTGAAATGTATTCATCTGAATACTTTGCGAATTGCGATTGATTGAACAACTTATAATAGTCAAGATTGCTCAATTTACTTATCTCTGATTGACGAATTGACCAGTAGTGGTCGATATTTTGATTGTCTCGATATTCTTTTGGAATTTCATCTTTACGATATTCAAAGAATTCTTTCAATATACCATATCGCTCACTCGGCAATTTCACTTTGTACAGTTCATCGAAACATCCTGATAGCACTAAGTGTTCAACAGTACGTTTATTGACTGCCCTACTCGGAATTCTTTCTGCGAATTCTGTTATTGAAAAGAATCTACCATTTTCATTACGTTCATCGATAATTGTTTGTGCTGCTACGTCTCCGACGTATTTAATCTGACTAAGGTTCCAGTAAATTTTAAACTGTTTATGGTCAGAATAAAATCTTAGTCCTGATTTATTAATGTCCGGAGATACAATTTGTATATGTCCCATTCTTTTTATCTCAGAGACAAAATCTTGAATCTTTTCGGTTTTTGCATATTGAAATGCAACTGTCCAGAATTCGAGTGGATAGTAATGTTTTAACCAATTACATTGGTATCCAATTGTACTATAAGCTGCTGCGTGTGATTTATTGAATCCGTATCCTGCGAATACCTCCATTTTATTCCAAATCTGATGTGCTTCGGCAACAGGACATCCTTTCTTAATCGCTTCGCTAACAAATTGCTCTTTGTACGCATCCATTTTATCTTTGATTTTCTTACCCATTGCCTTACGAACTCCATCTGCTTCGGCAAGCGAAAATCCTCCTAAAATTTGCGCGGCTTTCATAATCTGTTCCTGATATATGTACAATCCATACGTATCTTTTGTCACTTCCTCCAACATATAATCGTAATGTGGTTGAAGTTCTCCTCTTTTTAACTTTACGTAATCTGTGTGTGCATTTGATGCCATTGCTCCAGGTCGATATAGTGCAATTGATGCTACTAACTCGTCAATGTTTTCTGGTTGCACTTCTTTTAGATAATTTGTCAGTCCAACAGAACCGAAGTGAAACACATCTTGATTTAGTCCTTTCTTGAACAAGTCGAACACATTTTTGTCATCAATGTCTATATTGTCGAGATTTGGACGTACTCCTGTTCGAGACTCAATCATATCTAACATTGCGCCAAACTTAGCCATCTGTTTGGTTGATAGGATATCCTCTTTTAAAAATCCTGCTGACGCCATAATATCTCCCTCCCATTCACTAATCAACATTCCGTTTTCATCTTTTCTTACAGGGATTTGTTCAAAAATGTCAAGTACACGTCCATTTTCATCTTTTGTTTTTGGCACTATGATAGTCGCACACGCGTGCATTGATGCTGATTTTATCGCGTTTAATGCAATTTTAGAATCGTTTATGATGTGTGGATTATCTTTGATGAATTTCTTTAATAACGGCTGTTTTACTGCGTCTTTGAATAGCGGTTGCCAATGTTCGTTGTCCTCACTAACTAATTTTGTAACGAAGTTCATATTGTAACGCTCTCCTTGCGTTCCGTATGCTCTCGCTAATTCTTTTACCACACCTCTCATCTGAAGCGTTCCGTAAGTTCCTACTCGACAAACGAAATCGTGTCCGTATCGAGTTTTCATATAATCAATCACACGGTCTCTCTTATCACTCGCAAAATCGATATCAATGTCAGGTAACTCGTGTTTAATACGCGATTCGTTGAGAAATCGCTCGAATATAAGGTCAAATCTTAACGGATTAATTCTAACAATCCCGAGCAAATAACTAACCAAACTTCCTGCTGCCGAACCCCTACCAGGACCTACTTGGATTTTATTTTTATCACAGTAATTAACGATATCCCACAATATTAAGAAGTAGTCGACGAATTTACCTTTCTTTATAACAGACACCTCACGGTCAATTCTATCGTGAATTTGTTGAAGTTGGTCGGTAGTTGCATTTGGAAACCTTTGTTTGATTCCTTGCTTGATTAACGAGTCAAACATATTTTCCGTCGTTCCATACGTTCTTTTCTCAATTGACGTCATCTCGTACACAGGCAAGTGTAGTTTCGATGTTTCTATTTCAAAGGTAGTGTCATCAATCACTTGTTGGATTGATTGCATTGAATCTATGAATAATTGCTCTAATCGCTCGTCATCATCACGAAATAGCGGTGCCAATTCTAAGAACAACTCATCTAAACTACGCAGATAATGATTGGTTGTGCTGTGAGTGAATTGAGCTTTGCCCTGCTTATTCAGTACACTTTTGATATGAACATCTGATTTATCGATTACATACGCATCGCTAATCAGTATTGGTGGTAATAAATCTCTCTGATTTTCGAGATATCTTTTGATTGATAATAATATTTCTTTGTCTTTGAGATTATCACGAAACTGATTGGTTGTTATTTGGAAGTAGCAATGTTTAAAATTACGTGTGAATTTTTGTATGAATTGAGATGTTGTGTGTGCTGAAGGCGGAATCACTACTATCAATCCATCACTCAACTCAAACAATTGTTGTTCTGTAATGTACTTATCTTGGTCAATATTGATAAGTTTGTTTATTTTTAATAAATTGCGCCATCCATCTGAATTCTGTACAAGTAACTTTACTTCCAGAAGGTCGTTAACTCCTTTAAATTCGACGTCGACAGTATATCCGAGAACAGACTTAATGTCGTTTTTTTTACAAGCAATCTGAAATGGTAACGTTCCTGCCAATGTATGTTTCTCTACAATCGCTAATGACTGGTACTTTAAGAACTTAGCCTTAGCAATCCAATCTTTATAATCTCTGGTTCCACTCATCATCTCATATCGTCCGTGTATTCCAAAGAATCCTCGACCGAATTCAGGAATCATACTGTCGTCGTATTCTCCTATATATTTCAATGGTTTCAGTTCTACATCAATCATTTTTGCAGGAGTTGTGTAGTAAAAGTGTCCACCAAAATTATATATAATGTAGTCGATTTGCTGTCTCAATATAGATGTGGTTACTTTTTCATCAATATTAAGAGTTAGTAATCCATCTGACGTCAATAATGTTGGACGCATATTTTTGGGTTGCAGCTCAATCGCTACTCCGAATTTATCTATATGAACGGTTCCGTTGTGTAAGTCGTCGTAAACTATATAATTATCTGCGAGCCATTGCTCGAGTTTTTTAGTAATTGCCATAGGTTATTATCTTTCTGTTTGAAATTATGTCAAATATTTCGCTGAATAGTAGGTATCTAACAAGTAATCCACGAACGTGGTCTTTATCACCATAAAAATAATCTAATCTCCAGCGCCGAGAAGTTACGTAATGTTCAGGAAAGTTGTCGAGCAAGTCCGTTGATTTATATCTACAAAAACATACTGTTGTTGAGTAGTCTGCAATGCCATCGACTGCTCTAATCTCTGATACGTCTAACACCAATCCGACGTCGTCGTAAAACTTAATTCCTCTCGGACTTAGTTGATAATTTAAGTCAGGATGTAGTTTTAGCACTTTGTTTGCAAACTCAATTACTATTTTTTTATCCGTTTCTGCATATAATGGAATCAGTCGATGTCCTATTCTATCGTAATGGACGTCAGATGACTTTAATAATTGAAGCACATCTCGAGTCAGTACTGATTCGACATCAACATCACTATAAATTGTACTTAATTCTAACAACGTTACAATGTCAGAGTCGTCGACGACTAAATCGATAGCATCATTTTGTCTCAAAAAGTCTAACAACTCTGCCTTCGCTGATTGAAGTGATTTTGGTCTAATTTTCGTTATTTTGAATACTGCATCAAATACTGGCTTCATTATTTCGTCATATTTTTAACAAATGTTGAGTAGTTTGATTCTGCTGTTTGTTCGTCTTTTATTCGCTTCAGTAACCGAGCGACGTATCCGCTGTTTGTTCCTATTTTTCGTGCAATTGCGGTTGGAGACGTTTCTCCACGACGAACAAAATCTTTGACTTGTTCGTATCTACTTTTACCACCCTTCGCTTTGCTATGTTTTTTCGGCCTATTTGGTGGTATTGGCAGTTTTTCGTCAACTACGTAATAGCGAATTTTACTGTACGTTTCGCCAGACGAATCCGGCCAGTTTTTCAAATACTGCGATTTCGACAACATTATGGCGTCGTGTACCATATCCTGAGTAATTTTCTCATCTATATCAGGAATAACTATTACAGTTGCTCCTGATACTCCTGAAGGTTGTTTGAAAAATAGCGTTACGTCGTTGTTGTCTGATACCATAAACTCTCGTTGTTGAATAATGTACTTAACGTCTAATACCATAATAAATTGTTTTTGATTTCTACATCTTAAAAATACTAAATGTTTATCTTTTAAACAACAGACTGTCTTAGAAAATCAATGTTGTTTTCAAAAGTAGTGGTGACTTGTAGTAACTTGTCAGATTCGATTTTTCTTTCAAAATAGTTTTTTGGAGTCGGAATCCGTCGGAATCGTCCTTTAGTCCAGTCGATATCGTTCATTGCACTCCAAACTGAATTTGCACTGTCAGAACTTCGAATGTACTTACTATACTCATCTTGTTGATAGTATGCATATTCGCGCGGGTCACCCATTCCGAGTAAGTGAAGTGGTTTTTGAAGTTTTCCATTTGCCTTCAACATATTGAATGCTATGTGTCGTGCTTCTTTGATGAATGTATCGTTTTCTTTATCTAACAACGCTTTTGGTACTGCGATTTTTGATAGTCCTATTGTTTTAATCCACGGCTGTTCCAATCCCCATAAATAAGATTCAAACCAGTCGTCAGCAGTCTCTCCTTGTGGACAGAACAAAATTTCGATTTTATCATCCAATCCGGCTTTCTGCATTCTTTTATAGAATTTTTCTGCATTCTTTTTTGTTGTTTTTGCATCAAACAATACGTCTGGTGGAATCACTTCATTCGGCATTAATTCTGACATCACGTCAAATAAAATGTCCTCAGTAACTAATGAATGGTCTCCAGCGCCATTGTCGAGAGTAACCCACGCATTGGTAGGTAGTCGTTTAAAGAAATCACTATACTCTTTTGATTCTACATATAATTGAGCGAGACAAAAGTATCTATCTCCACTATGCATTAAACTCAAATGCTCTATTGGCGGTATTACGTAAAAATCCATATGTTTTGTTTTTAAATGTTCTACAATGTGGTCCCATTCCGTATTGAATAGATTCAATGTCCGTTAGTTTTCTGCCGCACTTTATACATTTTCCAGTATGATGATATTCTCCTACCTTCAACATTGCAGAAATATCATTTTCTACAATTTTCTTTAACAACCATACTGCACCTTGAACATATTCACTTTGCGAATTTTGAAATTTTTTAAATCTCTTAACGATACGACTTTTTGTATTGTACAAAGCACATTGAGTGTATGAATCGTATCCTATTTCGTATCCAACAAATACTGTGTATCCCCAATCATCGCTCTTGACTGATTTCAATTGAAATGTTATGTCTTTACCAGTTCTTTTCGACTTCACAACAATTGTTGACTTGATTTTCTTTTCAGCTTTGATGTATTGACTCAGTTTAGATAGTGCCGAAGGATTGATTACAGTGTTTTTCATTTTCTCGATTTTTATTGATTTCTACACTGTAAAGATACACAATTCATATCTTTTAGACAACAGTTATGTTAATTGATTGTATTTTTTTATTGATGATGCAACTTGTCGAAAGCTATTCGAGCGTTGATATAGACTATCGACAAACGCTTGTAGTTTATCAAAGTCTTTTGTTTTGAAATATCCTTTACTATCAGCTATCAGATTGTCAACTAATCCATTGACACGAATGTGATGAATCAATTTTCGCATTCGTGGACCGTTGACTTTAGCAATCTTTTTACCGTTTTTAATTCCCTTATTTGCAAGGAACGTGTTAGTCGCTCTTATCATTTGCTTCATTGTGATGTATTCATCATAAGAGCGACGTTGCCACGCTTTAACAATAATTGGCAGAATTTGTTGTTTTTCAAATTCTGTTAACTCATTTGTGTAGGGTTCAAATGTTTTTACCATTATTCATAATCTCTAATTGCAACTACTACCGGAAATCTTGGCTTTCCGTCTGGAGTCCAATTTTGGAATCTTACGGTAGCTTGCTTCCCGATATAAATGTCTTTGTTTCTCAATAATTCTTTCCAATAAGCGTGCGAACCTCGTGCATTTGCATCAAATCCGTCGAATTTAATGCGTCCCATCATTCCGCTACGATTTCCTGTACCCTCCTCAATATCAATAATCGTGAATTCTTGGTCGATGAATTCCTTTCTTTTTAATAGATTTCTGCTACGACCATTTTTGTACTCACTATTTGATATTCGGATTATTTGTCCCTCGTATCCTTGTTCAAGGTATTGTTGATATAATTTATCTAACAGTGCACTTGTTTTGTTGGCCAGAAAGATGGTTTTCACTAACACAACCTTTCTCTGTGGAAATGCAAAGAGCTCTATCAGCGACTGATATCTCATAGCAAAACTTCCTGGAGCATCGATATCATATACGTGATATTGTATCAAACTCTCTGCAAGTTCGATATCTTTTTCTGTTGGCTTTTGTTTGCGAACGATTGATGTTATTTTATTGAAATCATCTTTGAGTTCGTGATTATATAATTCACCGTCAAGATAATAATTTTCAGGTAATCCTTCGAGAATTTTCTTGACTTCTTGTTCAATGTGCGGCACTGCTACAATTCGCTTTCCTTTGCGAGTGAATAATCCGTTTTTTGTACCTATACAACGGATTCCGTCCAATTTTGGCTGACTTGCTAATGGCTCATCATCACTCACCTTACTTTCATAATCTCGCCACTTATGCGCTAACATAGGGTCTATTATGTGGACGTCGTCGATGAAATCAATGTGCGGAGTGTATCCTCGCTCTTGTTTCTTTTTCCATTTTGAAGTCGCTTCACGAACAGCTTGTTGTTTTGCAGTAACTTCATTCGACTTTCCTACATTTTTTGCAGTACAAACGGTCCATTTCGAAGTTGTTATCTGTCCATTGACGTATCCTTCGTGAGTACGATACTTATCGTCTCGCACTTCAATTGTCCATTGTTGAATTTTGCCGTTTTTTGCTCTTTTGTATAGTGTTTTCATATTAGTCATTGATTAAGAGTAGATTGTAAAGTCCGCACGTAGAGACGTATCGATATCCTGCGATGTCGCCACCACTCGTAGTGTCGATTTTTGTACGAGTAAATGTTGCCGACTTTCCTGTTTTAAAATTTTTAATCTCTATAAGATGAGTTGGAACGACATCTCTCAACATCGATAATTCTTGAACGAAGGTCGATGTTTCAGAATACCAACTAAATGCTTTGATATCGATTACTTGTCGATTTATGTCGTAAACGTCGTTTTCTAATATTGATAGTGCTGGCATATTATTGGTTTTTAGCAATTCTCATATCTCTAAACACCTCACCACGTAAGAGTCCGTGCTCTGCTCGAAATTGGTCAATCTTTTGGCTTAGACGAGTATTAAATTCTCTAACAGTGATTTCTTTACGAGTACATTTTTTCAATTGCTCGTTTTCGTACTTGATTAAATCTTGAATTGTCATAACTATTGGTTTTTATTGATTTCTACACCATAAAGATACTCAATAGTTATCTTTTATGCAACAGTTTTTCGAATTATTTTAAAAATTTTTTCAACATCTGTTAATTTAACACTGCCGTTGTGATATTGCAGGGCGATAACAAACCCGTGCTCAGACTGAAATTTCTGTCGCACGGGTCGATTACACACACTAACTAAATAAATCCACGGATAATTATTGACAAACTTGAGATGAATTCCGATAGATTTTAATCTATTATAAAGTACGTCAAGTTCATTCACGCTCAAAAATATACTTTTTAACTTGTAACAGTCCTAACTCCTCGTCGCGTTGATTCAACTCATTGAATGTGACTAAATCTTTTGTTTTATCCTTAGATGAGCGTTCGTAACGCAGATATCTTGTGATTGATGGCGACTGCACCCACATCATATCTGCAAGTGGAAATGTTTTGAGTATCTCTACTTGACGAACTCCACTAACAACTACAAAATCATATGAACGAGCTGCCTTAGTAATCTCTGCAACTATTGGTTGCAACAATTCCGGATGTCCTTGCAAATGTTTTCTCTCTGTCGCAGATACGTATTGCTTAACAATATCTGAAACTTCGAGTAAAATTACTTTCTTGCCTCTGGCGAGTAGTTCTTTGTAATATCCACGAGCAACAGTAGATTTGCCACTTCTCATATAACCACAAACAAAAGCAATGTTAAAATCCTTAACATTGGGATTGATTTGTTGTGGTTTTTCAATTTTCTCAAATTCAATCTTACTCAAATCAACGTCAATTCGAAACGGACTTTCGTACGACACAGTAGCTCCGTTTTCGCCATCCTCTAATACAGTACATTTTGAAAGTTGAAATCGGTCAACTAACTTTTCGGCAATCATCTCACACGACATCTGTCCAAAATCTGCTAATTGCAATTCGTCGTCCCACCAACTTTCGTGTAAAAATTTATACATTTGGTTTTGTAGGTCGATAATCTCAATATCTCTATCAGCGTGACTCACATACTTTTCAGCAGTGATTTTGAATATATGTCTATGTACGAATTGTAAGTATCCTTGATTCTTATGATACTTTGTTTTCGTTACTCCTGGCCACGCGTGAATTCCGGGCATTTGAAAGTTTACTACTACATTAGTTGTTTTCACGTTGCTTATCTTTTTGAAATTGTCCGTTATATAAGTCATCTTTATCAACAGCATCGTGTTGATATACAAGTGCTTGCGCAATTCTCGCACCATATTCAATTACAATCGGAACAAAAACTTGCATAACTGTTCCCATTTGTTCTGTCTCAAATCCAGGGTCAAAAACACTGGAATGTAGGTTTACACCATTTCTCAATAAAGAGCTGCGTTGACGGATTAGCAACGTTCGATTGTCTGGAATTTTACATCCTTGTTCAAATGTTACGTCATATACTCCTGGCTCCAACACCCAAACGGCATTTTCTAATCCAATTTCTTTTCCAGATTGTTTCGGAACCAGCTCTTTTTGTCCGAGTTTAGTCTTTCCTTTCTCAGGAATAATACCTCCACCATAAATTCTTTGAATTTTGAGTACGTTAAGGTCGATTCCTACTTGTTGAATGTTGTCATCACGTAACTGCCCTGTGATAATACCTTCGTTTACAATTTGTCTTGCTGTTAACATATTATTTATTTTTATTTAAAATTTTAACATAAGGTAGATTGCGATAAACTTGATTTCCGAATGAATTTTGTAAATCCATACCAAAGCCATATAACCACAATCCGTCTTTCACGATTCGTCCTATATAATCTACGTGAAACTCTGCACTTTCACGTTTTAATAAAGCAGACGTTCTTACAATAGCACCTTTCTTTTCAAATAACTGCTTTATTTTAATCATCGTTTCTGCCGTATCTACAATATCATCGAATAAAATCACTTGTGTACCGCTTTTAATGTTTTTTGGCATATTTTCTATTTTTAGTTTTCCTTTCGAAAATATGCCGTTATAACTCGATGCTTTGATATACTCGACTTCTATCGGAACAGTTACTTTTGACAATACTAAGTTCATCCACGGAACCGCTCCACTCAATATCCCAACAGCAACTACATTTGATAAGCTGAATTGCTCATAATATTCGTTGATACTGTTTGCAACCCTTTCAGCGTATTGATTAATTCGCTTAAATCCTACTAATGTTTTGTCGTTATTTATTTTCATCTTTTGCGTGCTTTATCAATCAAACTGAATAATTCATTTCTCGATGCTGTGACATCAAAGAAATAGCCACTCAATTGTGATGTCATCATTGTACTGTCGTGATGAAGTTGACGACACTTAACACATCCGTGTTGTGCTTCAATTACGACAGCGATTCCACGATTACCTTTAATCAATTGGTCGAGTTTGTCGTGAATTTGTTTAGTCAATCCTTCTTGTAGCTGCGGTCTTTTTGCATACCAGTTCACAATACGATTGAGTTTAGATAATCCAATCACAAGGTCGTCAGGACCTGTACCTGGAATGTATGCAACGTGAGCAAGTCCTTCAACTTCTCTGTGATGATGACTACACATTGAATGAACCGGAATGTTTGTTTGGATTACTAATCCATTATATCCTTCATCATTTGGAAATGCTGTTACTTTTGGCATCGGATTGACACATCCCCAGATGAAGTCATCAACAAAAGACTTTGCGTATCGATACGGTGTCTTTTTGGTGTTTTCATCAGCTTGCCAATCAAATCCCAATGCAGTTAAAAAATCACCGTAGTGTTTAGCTGCTTCGTCAATCATTTGTTGTTTTTCTGCTTCTGTACGAACCAGATTGCCATTCGCTCTTTCGAGCAATTTTAATTCTTTGCTATTCATCTTAAAACTTATTTTTATTAAACTCCTCTTTTATTACCGTACGCAACTATATGAATACGGTCAGTGTAATTATATCCGTTTTGCCACGCATATTGCATAAGCCATCCGCGCGTTTTTTGAAGCTCATCATTCGTTCCTCCAGCAGGCATCAACCAAACTTTTTCGTTTGGAATGTGTAATTTCTGCTGAAGTTCTTGTAATTCTTGCAACATCTGAGTATTTGAAATTACTGGTTTGAGTTGATAGTCCCGAGAGTCTATCATACTATATAACATCGCATCATAATTCTTGCGATTGGTTTCGTGTAATTTATAGTGTGTAGATGTAACTTTTTTACCGTCTGGTGCAGCAGTTCCTATTCTCGGACTACTATTCGATAACTTTGGACTCAATGACAGTAAATCCACTTTCAGTCCTTCGACAAACTTGCTTCCTTCAGTTTCTAATGTTACGTAATGGTCGTAAGACTTTGCGATGTGAATCAAATCTTTTAGCAGTTTTTCGTGTAACGTCGGACTACCTCCAGTAATCATCGTATGTTTTATCTGTGGATTTTGCTTATAAATTGCAATCACGTCGTTAAGTGTGAATGAGCCCTTCTCTGGATTCCAGCTTGTATATGCACTATCACAGAAATCTGTATCGCTGAATTGACATCTTAACGGACATCCTGTTGTTCTTATTAAGATGTGTGGGATTCCAGTCAGTTTACCTTCACTTTGTAAACACGGATACACTTCAACTATTGGCTGTGGCTTCTGATATTTTGTCATCTAAATATTTTTTGAATTCGTTTAATTTTTTATGTGCAGTGGCTAAATCTGCTACTGCAGCCGCTTTAACGGTCGTAGCAAATTCCTCATTACCTGGAAATTTTTCTCCAGCAGGAATAACAATCCCACTTGGAGTCGTTATATCGTGCTTTCTTACAGGAATGATGAATACTTCATAATCTAATGCAGGAGTAAATTCACCATCGCGACGCGAATAAATCGCAATTGACTTTCCTGAAGCTGCGTGTAGTTCTCGATATTCTTGTTGATAAGTAAATCGATTTTTTCTTAATGTTTTTTGTAGTGTGACCATTCTATATGTTTTGTGTAAAGATACTAAATGTTTTGTGTAAAGATACTAAATGTTTATCTTTTTTACAACATTAAAAAGAGACCTTACAATGTGATTTTGGCGTCTCCCAAAATTCAACTGCACTCACGACTACACCAATTTTCTGCATTTTCTCGCGTGCAATGTCCAATAACCAACTGGTTAAATTTTCGCTTGTAGGAACGAAATCAACAAAAACCATTCCTTCGTACTTCTCATATACTGCAGGATGAACCGATTGTAATTGGTTTAAGTCAGGAAGCCAAAATCCTTGTGAAAATTTGTGTAGTTTATTGAAATCAAGCTTTCCGTCCTTACATAATTCCGGTACCTCGTGCCAAATAATAGGGTCGTTGATGTCCATAATAAATTTGTGGTCGAGCGTATCATCAATAAAATCTTTGAACCATCCTAAGTGCTTGAAGTCAGTTACCATTCCTCCTTCTAATATAGGAGCTTTCAGATGTACTTTGATTTTTCCTTGATGTCCGTGTAGATGGCGGCACTTTAAGCATTGGTCTCCATTTGAAGTGTATTCACTGTTTAATTTTTGGTTGTGGACTCTATGTCCATAACAGAAATCGAATTGTTTGTCGATTTCCCACATTCTTTGATTTTCCATTCTTTATTGTTTTTTATAAAATTCTTGCAATGTTTTTAATTAATATAGGCACAATCTTACTACTGTGTCGGAATTTAACCTCTACCACATCTTTTGAGTGGTCTATTATAACAGCATTCGGACTATCATAAAATCTATTGCGAATAAAAGTGTTGTCAATTATATGCCCAATACGTATTCGCTCGCCGTCTTTGATTTTTATCTCTGATGTTGTTGCAAAATAATTTATCACATCCCACTTACGAAATTCTTGAATCTCTTGTTGATTTCTGTACAGAAAGTTCGGTAATCCAAACTCTCTATAAACCAATGCATATATTCGTGTTTTTTCATCATCGTTAGAGAATATAGTAGGTAATCCATTTCTGGTTGCGATGTCGTTTATTTTTTGCTTTTTGTGCTGCATCACTCTTTGATGATACTTTTTGTCTTTTACAATTGGATATATCTTTTTACGTAATTCTGCGTTGATATACTCTATTTGAAGTGATTCTAAATATTGAAATAATGTTTGATGTCTTGTTTTGCTCATAATTTGTACTTTTGTACTTTATCTGTGTCAAAAATTATTGGCGATACTGCTGTAGAAATTGCTTGAATTAACTCATCAGCATTTGCTTCGCCAGGGTCCTTTTCGTGTAAATATCCTACTTTTACGTCGGAAAACAAAGTGGTTAGTTGATTTGAGTATTTCTTAGACGCATTGACGGCGTCAGGGTCGTATAGTAAGGTAATTTTACTAACTCCTTTGTTGTGAAGCTTTGTCATTTGTTCGACTGACATCTTTTTACCAAATGTACATAAACACTTTGTTTCAGACGATTGGTACAAATTGAGCTGTTTGTCTGTGTTTGATTTATCTGTGACTCCTTCTACCAATATCACGTGCTGCGTTTGCTCTGTTACTTCATCAATTCCAAATAACAACTTCCCAAAATCAACTCCAGCTTCATTGATGTATTTTGTCAATTTCTTGCCAGTTCTCAATTCATATTGTTGCTGCTGTTGTTTTGTCATCTCCAATCTCGCTACATATCCTTTATTCTTTTGATTTTCTCGAATCAAGAATATGACATACTGTTTTAATTTTGGAACTAATTTTGTTTTCCCTATATAATACGTATCAAATTGCCACGACTGAAATCCACGAGATTCAAGATAGTTGTTTGTTTTTATTCTACGAAATCCAAATGGTGGATGTCTATCTGGCAGGTCTAATTCAAGTTTCTTTTGTTCTGTACTAAATATTTGTTTTTTCTCGAGTCGCTGCTTATCTCCAATAAATTCTCCGACCTGAATGATGTGTAACATATCGAGTTGCTTCAACAACTTATATTCTGTTCCCTTTGCTTGACAACTTCCGTGAAAACAATTGAATGATATGTGATTTTTATGTGACGTTCGGTCAAAATTTAACTTCACTCCAAACTTATCGCTACGATTGCAAAACGGACAGGTCGCTCCATATATCCATCCCTTAGGCGATGTATTGTTTAAATCAAGATTTAAAATCTCAACAATTTTTTGCTGTCGATATGTTAAATTCTTACTCATAAAGTCCAAATTTTTGCATTGTTTTCTTATGATTGTAGAATCTTTCGTGCTCGAAGTTAGTAACGATATGAATTAGTCTATTGCTCGCAGCATACTTTCTAATTTTATCAATATACAATCGCATTATGTTATTCTGTTCCTCATCTGAAGTTCTGTTCAATGTAACCATATATGAGAAGGGCTGCAATAGTTTTTTGTTTTCTGAAGTATTGCCACGCTTTAACACAAATTCAGGATTTTCCTTATCAGCGTCTTTAATATCATTTGCTTGAGTTGCGGTTGCACCTGCTGAATCGAATTCAACACAAATATTTTTAAACTTTTTAGCAGATGCACGCTTTTGTAACCGCAATCCGTCTTGATTCTTGAAATATCGACCATCTCCAGGTTCTACTTCGTCAAGATAATCCAGTACAATCAGGTCTATCTCTCCGTATTTGTCTTGAATTTGTTGACAAAATGCGTGCACATCTCGCATATTGCCGCTATCAAACTGTTCAAATGCTTTGATATGAATTTCTCCTCCTTGTGATGTTAGTATGTGAAGTGCATCGTCAATCTGTTGACGTTGTTGTTTAGTAAGATTGCCGGTTTCAATATCGTGAATCGTCACTCCTGCAATTGCTGCATCATACGCTTCAGTAGCTTCGGACAACGTTCCTTCTGCTTGAATATGCACTACTCGATATCCGCGACGGGCTGCCGACAATCCAATGTGTTTCAACATCTTAGATTTTCCAACACCACTGTCTGCGAGAATCAACATCGTATCGCCTTTATCAATTCCGCCGTGGAGTTTACGGTCAAGCGGATAGATTCCGGTAGGAACCTTACGCTTCATTAAAAACTCTGCTTTCTGCTTTAATGTTGTGACTCTATCGTCTTGACGCTTATTGAAGTCTGCAAAAACTCTATGCTCTCCAACTTTCTGAAATATTTGAAAGTTTTTGAGTTGTTCTGCTACACTACCCATCAATTCAAATGCAGCTTGTTTATCGTCTTTATTGAATTTTTCGTAAAGCTGGTCGTATGCGTCAATAAACATCTTATTCTTGATGAACGTTTCTAATTGAGAAACTATGTCGTCTGCATCTGGAGTTTGTGCTTTATTGATGTTGTTGATGACATCTATCACTTTTGGTTTGTGACTAAATTTCTGAGACAGCAATCCAATTGTCATTAGTTTTTCAGTCAAGTCGTAATATTCTATCATCGATTGCCATATTTCTTTATATGGCTCTGAAGGAAGGTAGTTGTATTTGATGTGTTGGCGTGCAATCTCAAATACTTGTTTGTTTCTTAACGAGAGCTTGAATAACTCGTTTATGAAGTTGTCTGTCAGTTGTTTCATTCTTTACAATCTTTATAAAAATGAAAAATCAAAATCGTCAACAGTTCCTTTCGCAGCTCTAACTGCATTCCATAGCGACATCGAAGTATCGTCGTGTTGACTGGTCGATTCTAATTTTCCAGTGTCTTGAATATACGTAATTGAATTTAATTCTGCAAAATATAAATCAGTTAAATCTTTCGCTCTTTGAGTTCCATACGGAAACTTGATACGAAAAGTTTCAAACAATACAGCGAGTGACGGAATTCCTTTGTATAGAGACTTCTTATTAATTGTATTTGTTGTTTTCCCTACAACCGGCAGATTCGCGTCCTGCATCATTTGAATAAATATCTCTTGCATTCCATTGTCTTCTGCGTAGATTACATCTGGCCTAAAATCGTAATTTATCTTTTTTAACGCTGCTATTTGTTGTGAATAATTAGCTCCACGTTTTCTCCACGTATTTAGTATATGATAATTACCCAAATCATCTACACCTAAAATCGTAAATACTGTGTAATCTGCTGCTATATTTGATGATATGGCAAAATCTGCTCCTACTACAATTTTTGTAAATTTCCTTTCTGAATTATCGATGTTTGTTATCACATCAACACTATCTTGTCCCTTGATTGCATTACGTAGTATGCTGTATGGAAATATCGTTGCCATATCAGATACCGGCTTGACAAGTATTTCTCTTGAAAACACCAACGACCCGAGTATGTTTCGCTTACTCATCAATGACTTGAATGAGTGCCGTTGTGGAAATAGTAGTTGTCCGTCCGGAAATATTGCAGGGTATTCAAATACAGGAAATTCGCCTGTCGATTTCAGGTATGCATATAAATCTTTTTCGAAGAAAGGCGTTCCTACTACTAACATTTGTCCTCCTGGAGATAATGCAGGTAAAATTACACCAGTAAATACATTTTGATATTTATCTCGCTGTTCTTGACTGTATAGAGACGATTCATTCAAAAAGTCATCGAGAATGATATATGTCGGGTGATAACCTCTAATTTTGGAACCTGCTGATTTAATTGCTAATGAAGCTCCGTTTTTGCAAATGATTTTTTCTTTACCCCACCCCTCACGCTTTGATTCTGGCATCAATCGTTCGCGTAGTATAGGATTGTTCGCAATTTCCTCTTTAATCATCGCAAGAAAATGTCGTGCAAGATTGAATTCGTTTGTAATCAACAATCCTTCACGAGCCATCTGAAGCTCTTTTGGAACGTATTTACCACGCTGACGTCGTCTGTATCGATACATTTGCCATAGTGGATATGCAAAACTGAAATGATATGATTTACCGTGGTCTCTCGCGGCAAGAACGCACAAAAATCGGTTGATTTGTATTAAATTGGACCACTCTATGTTGTGCCATCCTAATATAAAATCTGGTAGTACGGTTAGAATAAAGTAGTTCAAACTCTTTACTCGCAGTGTTTCCTCGACTTCCTTTGCAAATGTATCGAGATAATTAAGTTCAGCTGTTTCTGCTGGATTTTTTGTCGCTACTACCTGAGCTGCCTCGTCAATTAAAATGGCTATCAAGTGGTCAGTATCTTTGATTCCTCCCGACAGCAATTCCGAAATAGCGAGTTCGTCAAGATTTTCAACAATATCACTCACTAAATCATAGACGTCTGACATCTGATTTAGTGATAGAATTGAATGCTCTGTTTGCAGTAACTTCTGTTGTGCCATTAAAACATAAAACTTTCTCTAAATGATGATTCAGTCTTTGTTTGTGTCGACGTTGCGTTTGACCTCATACTTTTTAGAAAGTAGCGTAGCAATTCTGTATTGGCTTCCACGTCATTAATTGCGCGGTGAGCATCAATTAATTCGATTCCTGCCTTCTCACACGCAGTTCCGAGTTGATGATTCAAAATATCTCCATCTTGCGGCCAACGTAGTCGTGTCATCCATAATGTATCTAACGGCCATCCTTGAAACAAATCGTCGTATTTGATTTTATGAATAGCCAAAAAGTGTTTGAGAAATGGAATGTCAAATTTTTCAATATTATGTCCTGCAGAAATTGGTTTTCCATTACCATACCGCAAAGGAATGGTGTGTTGTTTGACAAATTGCTGAATTTCCTTCGCGACGGTTTTTGCATCTTTACCAGATTTGATACGTCTCATAGTTAGTCCGTTATAATCCAATGCCTTCTGAACGTACTCAACGTCAGTTCCATCTGCTTGTTTGTATGGCGCTATAATTGTTTCATATCTACCAATTTCGTCAAGAGTTACAGAATTTATCGCTATCATTGCTATCTCAGCAATAGCATTACGCTCTGCTTTAAGACCTCCTGTTTCAAGGTCCCAAATAATAATATTTGCTACTTTCATATGTTTTTATTTTACTGTCTTTGAAAAATCTACACGAATAAGCCTGATTCCTACTTTATCGCTATTAATGCGAGTTATTGGATGATGTCCGTACGGTTTAGGTAGATATCCTCTACGCAAATATTGTTGAATATCTCCCAGTGTAAACGGCTTTCCTGTTTTCTTTTTACCATACTTTTCGTTAAGATATTCAACCAACGCACTCGTTGTGAAATCACTATCCTCGTTCAAAATTATTTTACTCATATTGTTCTGTTTTTATAAAAATCTAATAGACCTATAATCAGCCAGTCTTTGTTTCAATCGGTCAAGTTCTCGGTCTCTTTGTTGTTCAGAATAATAATCGATGGTGACGTTAATATTTTTTACACCCTTGATTGATGTGATTTTATCGTCGATATGGTTTATTTTTATTTGAAATATTTGTCTGTTTGTATAGACGTCTGCTTTACAAATGCAGAAAAAATCGTTTGGGTCGTATAAGCTCCCTGCAATTTCAATTAAGTCTTTATTGCACGGAACAGATTGTTTCTCGTTATCTGTAGGCTCATCGTCGTATAGCTCGTCGTCATCAATCACTTCATCGCGAAGCTGATTTATTCGACTCAATAGCTGTTTATCTGACACCAACTTCCAATTGGTTAGTATGTTTGCCAGTTGTGGGTCAGTTAATTGTAATCTACTGATAATCTTGTATATGATATCGACATCTGATTTACTTATCGGAAACACACCTCGTTCATCAGATGACTGGTCATATTCGTTTGCTATATAATCAAGATGACTTAATTTCACTTTTCATTACTTTTAGTTCATAATATTCAATGTCCAATTCTTTGATTGATTGCTTTACCAATTCTCCATCCAATAATTCATCGTACTTTCCTGCTTCTGCTTTTGTATGACACCCTACTATTCCATCTCCATCCATACAGTGAATGTGTATGTTTTTCTTAACGGTGGTCAAATCAGGACGTCGACTCCGCGGAATCAAATGACTGAAACTCAATCGCTCAGTTGTTCCACATCCTTGACACACCATTCCTCTTTCATCTGCTATTTCACGAATTATCTCCGCGTATTTTTTGTCTTTTATCCTTTGCTTAGTCGAATTACTCAACTTTTTTATTTTAAGCGTTTTTTGATGTGGATTTTTTGTTTTTTGTAATCGTTCTTGATTCTTTTGATGACACAAATAATGTGTTTTGTTAACGATTAGCCGCTTCTCTCCACAATCACACTGACTGCAATGGTCTATTATTGTTTTTCCTAACATATCTATCTATATATATCGCCTTGTAATTTTGTCGCAATAATTCTTTGCACTGCTTTCTGAATCTACACGTTTGACATAGACCACTTCTCTTATCGTAGAGAGTCGTCATTTCAATACAATTAGCGAATCCTTTATTTGTATTATGAAATCGCACACGTTCAATGTCATCATATGTAGTTGATGATTGCTGTTTTTTACGAAATTGATATAGGATGTCATCTCCAATATCAAACTGTTTTAAAGATAATTTTGCATTGTACCAGTTAAATTTGTCGGAGCGAGAGAAATATCGTTGCAATGATTTCTTTGCAAAAATTTTCTTAGCAGACATTCTATTGCCGTGATGAACATTCTTGCTTTTCCAATAATCAAATTGGAAAATTAAATAATTGTAAATCCATTCAGCAGATATCGAATTTAAGTTGATTTTCTTATGAACTTCTATTAAAAAATCAACTATTAAATTATCATCTATAACAGCGTTGCTGTTATAATATCTGCGAATAAACTCCCCGTACATTTGCCTTACAATCATTCGTAATTTCATATTCGTAAATATACGATGATTATCTTTTATTTGCAACAGGGATATTATGATTCGTCGAAAATCAAAGAAGTTTTTTCTAACGTTTCGTCAAAAATGTTGTTTTGATGAAAGTTAGTAACAATCTTAAAAGTAGTGTTGTCGGTAGAAGTTGGGGGATTGACTGGAACATTTGTCAATATTTCGACCTCCAATACTTGTGGATTTCCTAATGCAGTTACTTTGATTTCTCCCCGAGACTCTACGATGGTTTTTAACTGCTGGACAGTTTTATCTCTCGCGCGCTCTTTATTGATTTCATCATCTACAACTATTTTTATTGGCTCTCTGAATTCAAAAGTGCGAATATCTGTAGGGTCAGTTGTGTAGTAGATAGCATATTTACTATTTTCTGTATCAAAAAACCATTGACTTGATGTGAATTGTGATTTTATTTTTACTGTAAACTTGTGATTTTCTATCGGAGTGTCGGCGCTCATAACATCGCAATTCATAGTCTGTCTGACCTTACTTACGTTGATATATCTACTTATCCATAACACTACATAAGATTGTGGCTGTACCGTAATATATACAGCATTGTCGTTGGTTCGATTGTCTATCCAACTCGCATTGACTGGTAATTGATTGGCACTATCAATTTTTTCTACATATTGCTCTCCACAATCTGTTGTTGCTGGTAGAGCAAATGCCATTTTGTAGCTTGTGATTGGATTAGCTGAATCGTTTGTATAGTAGATTTTGTATGTTTTTGTAATGTCACTATCATTGTACAATGCAACTGCTTTAGTTTCAACCTGTGGATTTTGCAATGCTCTTTGAGATAGTGATGAGAATAATGCTCCAACCGTATCATTCGCTACTTCACTACTTGAAATATATCCTCCTAACGAAAGTCGTGGGTCTGTTTGGGTATCTTTAAAATTGTTTGCACCTGTATAGTATAGCTTCATTTCTTTTGCTTTTGTTTTTCAATTTGTTCTGGAATAAAATCTGCGACAACGTCGTCGATACTGAATGAATGATTGATTGATTCACTGCCATACTTCACGACATCAATATTACCATCAATATATCTGATTAGTGTGTTTGAATTCTTATAACTTAGAGTGGCAAACATATCAATTAATAGCATCGCGTCTGAAACTTGAAACGTCACTCCATCTATAATAATTTCATTCGAATCTACTTGAATTTGTTCGATATTATTAATCAACGTTGCTGATTCGCCGCCTTCTGTAATTTTGTAATAAAACGATATCATAGTTTCATAATTTTTCTGAGCACCATATATGGTTGTAGATTTTGATGACCTTGACCACCTCCACCGAGATTGACGGTGATATCTATTGTTTCGTATGACGTTTCATTGTCGTATGTTCCGTCATAGTTTTCTCCTTGACGCGCTACGTCGTGACTATTTCCAGTAGCGTTTGATGTATCCATAGCTCCGTGTCTGTGCGGATTTTGGTCGATATCTAATTCATAATTAGGTAAGTGGTCTCTCGTCAGGACTACTTTTTTAGTACCTCCCGTTTGTTTGAGAACGTGAAAATCGTTGTCTGCTGTCTTGAGTCCAACTGATACTCTACCACGTAGGTCTGGTGCGTGTGTACCATCAAAGATACTACCTGGTGCGTTGATTAAATCTCCATTACACTCTACCCATCCATCCGGAATGTCTGCTGATTCTCCATTGAAATCCCAGATTACTCCCGGAAATACAACACGAGATAATACGTTGAAAAAGCTATTATTTGATTGTTGAATATTAATCTCTCCGTCTGATGACGAATAATACTGAATCTGACCGGTCTGTAAGTATCCGTCGTCATCAAAACTTTGTTCGGTATAATAATCGTTATCCTGAATCTTTCTCCATTGAGATACTTTTTTGCCATCTATTAGTCTGTATTCTACAATAAAATCTCCAGGTGGTAATTCAATGTATCCCAATCCTTGAAATCCTAAAAATAGATTTCTATAATAAAAGTTTTTGGTCTTATGCTTTATCTTTATATCTATCAAAGCTAATGGCGCAATCACAATATTTCCGGAAGTCTCATACTCACTCTGATACTCTAATTCAAGTTCTACAACACCTGAATTTAGTTGAGCGCTGATTATTTTCGCAGATTGTCCGTTTTCAAACACAACATAGTGGCCGACAACCTGATTTACGTCAAACATTCCGATTGTCTTCCACGTTCCTCCAGACCCACCATACAATCTTAATATTCTTGTTGCAGGATTCATACTCCAACTGTCACTAAAAAAAGCAAATTCTAACTTAATAACACTACTATCAATTGGTCCTGGAGTGTGTTTGAATTTAGCTTCAGTCACTGTAATCATCGGACTCTGTTCATTGAGAGTATTTATCGTATCAGTTTCTTTTGATAGAAAGGCAAATATATTTCTTATTCTCAAATCAACAATTGTAAGATTGCCAGCATTATTAGTAACTTTTGCTAATAAAAATTCCTTACCATCGATAACAACATCACTTGCACGTAGTTCTACTTGATAGTGGTCATTGATGAATGGGAACTCATCACTAACTGATTGAATCGTTCCTGGAGTGAATGTTCCTATGATTCGATACTTTTGAGATTGTTCGTTTTGTAAGATATCGGCAGCAACATTTAACGCTGCTATTGTATCTGACTGTACGGATTGTATTATGTACTTGCCAGTATTCTTTGTTGAGTACGGAAAGTCTATTACAGATGCAAAGTTTGGCAATCCTCTCAGTCGCTCTGTAAACTGCGTCGACGTTCCCATTATCGTGCCATCTTGCTGAATGTCAACTAATCCTTGCTCTATTGACGTTTGTTTATAAGAAACTACCACATATCTTGGAATGTTGTCAGGTGGTACTGTCAAAACGTCAACTAAGTCTTGTTTGATATCTATAACGTTAAGCTCGTCGTCGATGGCAATTCCTGCTCTCACAGTCAGTTTTCCCAGAGCAGAATCGACTACCTGTAAATTCTCAAAACTTTGCGAATGATATGGCTTAACTACTCCATATGACGATATCATCTGTTTTAATATCTTTTCATATCCTTCGTATTTTACAGAATTAATCAAATGTTTTATTTCTTGCAGACCTAAAAATAGGTCGTTTGAAAGTTTTAGATTCATAATAAATTTAATTTTGTTGTCATTCTATATGGTAACAGAGTATTGTTCATCACTTCCTGCAAACACACTTCATTCAACGAAGCATTGTTTTTTATCCACGCCTCAATGAATGGATTATTGGTTGCTTTAGAATAGGCTGTTTTTAGCGGCTTAAACTCTACATTACGAACTTGTATTTTTGAATCAGCATCAGCATCGAGTAAAATTTCAACAAACGTTTTAACAGCATCTATGTGCTGTTTTAAATTACTTCCGTAACCAATACTCGGAACTGCCGTAGATGGGTCTGTTTGAATTGCGATATCAGCTCCCCACAATATTACCCTAACTTCATACCAATTTTCTAACTTTGCAAATTTCATTTGGTCAATTGCTATGTTAGATAGCCCTCCTTGAATAGATGCAGGATTCACGTCGTTATTCAATACATCTTTTGACCACATTTTAACGGTGAGCCTTGAATTATTGTCTAACGCCCTTACTTGAAATTGCAGTTGGTAGCTTAGTAAACTGTCTGTCGTTGTCCAGAACTTGTTAGCTGTCGCACTATCAATAGAAATTCCTTTGGCAGGACCTCCGGCTTGTTGTTTTATATTCAAAATAGCATCCATTTCGTTTGGTTGCCAATCTACGTCACAAAAACTCTCATCTATTGGAAAGTTTGCTCCATCTGCTCTATCTCTGTATAGTTGAAACAGCTTTACGTAGTCACGGTTATTTTCAATTCCTTTATATAAAGGACTGTGATGATTCAACCACCATCCTGTATTGTGTCCTTTATTGATTGCTATTAAAAATTCATCGTAATCTTGTTTGTTGATGATTCGAAACAATTCGTCAGTGAAACGACGCGTTCCTCTATAATTATATTGACGAAATCTGTTTTTTGATAGAGTTTGTAATCTCGTTAAGTCAACATCTCCTGTATTTATGTCCCTAACTTGTAGGTATTTTCGAAGTAATGTAGAATCGTTGTTTGTTTTTTCGAAATATCTCGCATATATAACAAACATTGCGTAGTAACACGCGATACTACGCCAAAAATCAATGTAGTCTCTATCCTCGTCATTTTGGTTTTGATTGGTGTTACGAGTCATTGCTTTCATTACAATTCCCGGTTGATAAAGCTTGTTTGTTACGTTAAGACACCAATCTAATATATCGGGCTGACAACAAGTGAATACAGATGAAAATACAGATGAGTTGAAACTATCACCACACTCTCTTTCTATCGATTGATATTCAATTGTTGTATAATCCCAACGAATTGTTCCTGATGCAGAACCTTCTCTGGTGTATCGAAATTCGATATCAAAATCAAATTGTGGTTGAATAGGTATGTCTTGTAACGATTGCTGAGTTAGTGACTGAAACTCTGTCCAGTTTATTCCATCAATTGTATAGCGAAATTCGCGACGCAACGTATGTGTAGCATCTTCTCCTATCACAGATTCAGTATATCCTGTGATAGATTGAATACCACTCGTTGGATGGTCGAGTTTGAACAGTCTTATATCTCCTACGTTAACAAATACGTTATTCATATTACCACTTACCAATTAAGTTTTTTTCATCATCACTATAATAAGGATACGAATTGCCTTGATGAATAGTGTGAGTAACTGATTGAATTGTCTTTACTAATACATAAGCAACTATAAAAATTAAAAATAACTTCCCCATATGTAATTTTTGTGTAAACTTACAATTTTTTCATCAAATTCCGATATATTATCGGATAGTTTTGTCGGAAACGGTCATCAATTCGTTTTTTCCATACATCTTTGTACTTAGAAATTCCGTATAAATGAACATATCCTTTCTCAATAGCTTGTTGATTTTGTTGTTCAAGTGTGTGTCCTGGCAATAATACATCGACGCTCCATTGATTTTGTTGAGATAAACACGCCAACAAGTACTGTTCGATTATAATATTGGGCTCTGACATTTGTTTGGCTACTGATTTTAATTGATTCATCCAAACATTGTAATTTTCGATATAAACGGTTTTTTTATTTGAATCAGCGAATCCTACCACGCCGTGATTAAAACTGTAATCTAACATAGTGAAAAACGGTAATTCTTGTAAATGATGAGCTATTCTATTCAACTGAGAGAGATAGTGTTTATTGAATTGCTGTTTTTCAACTCTTTCTACAATAATTCTATCAAAATCAGGTAGTGGTTTAGATAGAAATACGTCTCCGTCAATATGAATAAATTTACCTTGTGTTCGTTCAATCGCTTCTATTTTCGAAGTTGTCCAAAATAAATTATTTGGTGGATTGTTTAGTGTTTTTATATCAGCAGGAAGCGAATCAAATAAAAACGCATCACTATCTGATATGTATAACTCAATGTCGTGAAATCTACTCGCTTGTAATATAGATAGCTGAAACATTTTAATTGTCTCGATATATTTATCACCTTGATTCCATCTCCCTTGTCGGATTGGTTGTGTGTGTAAACTGTAAACTAACTTTCCCAATTTCCTAATACTTGTGAATCGTTATTATAGTAACAATCAGCGTCTGATTTTATTTGCATATCTATCTGAGCAACATTGCTCCACGCTTGTCCGTCACTTGCTTGATAGTCAAAAATATATTCTCTCAAATCGTCAGAATCTGATTGATATGAAATGTCGTCAATTTGAGATGTCGTGAATTCTTGTCCAGAAACAATCGGTGTATTGTTGTATAATAACTGTCCTGCTGCTGGTAGTGTATTAAATCTTATTTTAGCCAACGAATCGCCATCTTGGTCGTCAAATTCGTCGATAAATAATTGTTGATAAAAATCGAACGTTGAATTTGGACACATTTGGATTGCAAAATCGCCTGCTTCCGGTGGATGATTTACGTGAGCAACATCGATATTGATTTCTCCCATATTACTTGTTAGTGGTAGTATCTCACAACTATCTATAATCCTAAAATTGAACTGTGCATATCCATTGCCATACGTATCTTGTTCTGGAATAAATCTCAATAACAAGTTGTTTGTTGGGTCGATTATTATTTGCTGTCCTACAGAAACCGGCAAGCTATTGTATTCTAAATTCCCTCTATTTGGTAACGACTCTATTATGATTATGTGCGGCAAGTCTCCGTCTGCATCAATAAATATACCTGTCCAGAATTGATAAGAAAATTCAAAAATGCTGTTTTCATAAATAGCTCTACTTGTACTGGTCACGCTTGGCTTGTTGTTTGAGTTTATTCTCAGCGTAACTGCGTTACTATACATTGCAGATGTATCATCTGTCACTGCAAATTGAAAGCTGTCTGAAGGACGTCCTATTTGCAGGGGATGAGATTCATATATCAAATCTCCGCTTTCTATTTGGCTGATTAGTATTTCGTCACCTACATTACACAATATTCCTGCTAACGACAATTCATTGGTAGGTAGTGTTATTAATTTTATTTTAGTAGGCAGGTTGTTTTGTAAATCAACGTAATTTTGCAAAAAATCTAATTTATTAAACTGATATAAAGTATCAGATTCAATACAAACATCATTATCACTAATTTGTGGTGGAGTGTTAGCGCGAACATAAACTGTTACTACTGCCTGATTCGACCAGCGATTTGGATTTCCTCCTGAATCGGCTATTTGAATAGTAAATTCGTCGTGCGGCATTCCGTATGTATTTGGATTTGGAATGTAGGTAAGGTTGTCTAAATCGTCGTAAGGAATAACCTGATTTAATACAACGTCAATATTATTGTATTGAAGCGTTCCTCGAGTAGGTAGCGACGTTATTCTAATTTGCACAATCTGCTCTCCGGCTTGTAGTCCTGAAGTTGCATTGTCTATCAACGATTCATTAAAATCAAATTCATCGTTCCATTGCATTACAAACCAAAAATCACTCAACGTTGGTGGTGTATTGTGTGTTGTGCTGTTAGTTGATAAAATCGTTATCGTATCGCCGTTAATTAGCGACGAATATTCAGTTAACGTTTCGTTTATGTGTGTGAGATTTATATAGCTCATATTATGGTAGATTGATAGTCAACGTCTATATTGTTTGGATAGTAAATCGGGTCAATGATACCAGAATTATCAATCATAACATCTCCTTGTAGGTCTCTAATAATAAAGCTTCGTATTCTCGGTAAATGTCCTGCATATGTAGCTATATCTGCTCGCGGATTAAAAAACTGGTCTGGTACATACTTTACAGCAGAATGTTGCTTTACAATTTGTAGTAGGTCATCCCATTGAACTGTTTGCATAGGATTCCAGTAGCGATAATCAAAGTACTTAGCAAATTGTTGCTGAATCTCTTGTCGAACTTGGTCTGCGTTTGCAGTCTGAATCAACTCTGCTCTAAAATCTATGTCTATCAATTTGTATTCTATGTTTTTCACAACGACGTTGATACTGTTATTACTGATATGATTGTAATCTATCAGCGATAAGTAGGGAGATATATCAATTGCGAGCTGATTTAATTCGTTTTGTGTAAGGTCTATTCCGTTTTGTGTCGAGATTGCCAACACTAATTGTTGTTGTGCATTTACTCCATAATTATGAACACTGAGAATGTTAGAATTGAATTTCAATAAAACTTGCGTAAGGTAGTCCATCGTTCCTCTTGCTAATACATTCGGACCTTTCTTTATTCGTTTTCTGAATAATTCGTCTGATTCAATATCACGACCTCCAGTAGCGTGATATTCGTTCACTACATATTGATGTCCTACAGGTTCAGGAGTTACTTGTGTAATTGATAATGGCGGAACATTGGTTGATTTTCCGGTAGATTGACTTCTTACCTTGGCATATCCATACCCTTCTGAACCTACTATAAAATCATCTGTAAGTTCGAATACAACACCATTTGCTTGAAATAAATTAGTTGCCGCTTGATATGTGGTTCCTGGGTCTGCCACTAACTTGATGTATGTCGTAGATTTACTTGCCCCATATCTCGGAGCAATTCCTTCTCTCTCTGCAATATCATCTAAATGATATCCGTACGCATATTCAGGAAACAAATGACTTTCTACCAGAGCGATGTCTTTTAATGCTTTTTGTGCAACTTTCGCCGTTCCATAAGCAATTCCATTCAAAATAGATTCGTCAGAAACCTTAGTTACTTTGTCGGTTTTGTTTAGTAAAACCTCTATGTAGATTCTTTTTAATTCCTCTACCGTACTTACGCGTGTAATCATAGCTGTATTGTTTTTTCTATCTCTTCTCCGAGACGTGTTCTTACCGTAAAATCAATAAACAAAGCATCTTGCTTGTTTGATATGTTTGTGATATTCAGTGCGGTCAGTGTATCATCTTTTCTAAATGTTTGATAAAACTGTCTAAATATCACTGGATATGCGATTGAGTGCCTGTTTTCTCCTATAATTAAGTTTGTTTGCAGTCCGTCGGTGGCAAATTCCGGAGTGCTACCATACCTCAACTCAGTCAATATATCGACTGCCTGAATAACTGTTTGTTTATACGACAGCGCCTTCAAATCGTCATTTTCAAATGTTATTATTCGATTTATGTCGATTCCATAAACTCTTTCGCCGTATATATTATCGACAACCGAATCAAGTTTTATTGTCAATTTGCCGAGATATCCTACCAACAAAGAGTTTCCTCCAGACAAATCATAATCTTGTTCTGACAAGTCATTTCTCAAAGCTATCGTTGCCCATTGATTGTCGTTATCTTTGTATCCAAAATCACTCGATAATTGCTCCAATGTTTGTAGCTGTTTCAGTTGACGAATTACCTCTACATTTGGATTAAAGTTGTTTTTGCTTATAGCACTTCTTAGCCACTTACTGCTATTTTCAATTGTAAGTAAGCTGATGTGCATATTATCCAACAACTCAATCAGTTGCCAAAATTCTGCATTCTGCATTCTATCTCGATGTAGCTCAATTTGCTCCAATATATCACGTGATTGTTGTAATAATTTACTTAAATTGTTAAAAGCATTTTTGTCTGCATCAGATACTCCGAGATAATAGTCTAATATTCGTTCTTTATCGGTATCCATAAACTCAACAAAGTTCGATATATATAATTTTAATGGGTATCTTGTTATATGTATAAACTTATCAATTACCATTGTAGATTTCGGATTGAATTCGTTAGTTGATTGATTGATTGATTTAACACTCTCATTGACGTTGCTGTTTTTAATGACTTTTTATTTTCAAGAATAATTCTATCAATAGGAGCAATCGTCGTCATATTCAATGTGTAGTGCCACATCATATTTGATTGAGATTCGTCTTGTCTTAATTGAAAAGCATTGATTTTTACAAGATAATTGTGATTCAGACTCGGATTGTATAGAAATAACAAGTGTGGTTGTCCATAATCGTCTAACTTTGTTGATTTTTCTTTTATCGACTCTAATACCTTTATTGACCCATATCCTGTTTTGAATTTTGCATTGAATACATTAGTTTTCACTGACTTATCATCTGAAAAATATCCTTTAGCAGATTGAGTCCTACTCATATCGCTTAACAATAAACGAAATTTTCTACCAAAAGTGCCTGTTATCACGTATTTTCTCGGAACAAATGATTCGCTATCTAAAACAGTTACTCCACCTAATGTCTGTTTGACGTTAGTTAATGGTTGACTATTGTAGTCAATTGATTTTGGATTGACAGGAAATGTTAAAAACTCTACTGTCTTGCCCTTACTATTGACAAGCTCTAATGTAATAGCATAGTACTCAAAGTCATTTGGATACTTTGCTGCCAATCCTGCTCTACCAATATTCGCTAATAACTGCTTTGCTTGTTCAATCATAAGATGTGTTTCTCATCAATCCCAATTGAGCGTAACCAACTCGGAACATCGAAACTTGGACACGCCTTATTTGCTAATTGATTATGTCCTACTACCACAATGTCGGGATGTCTTAAAATTGTGTATTTGACGTACGTTTCTAATGCTTTACGTTGTTCGTCTGTGCGCGTATCTTTTGGCGGATAGTGTTGAAATTCAGCTGGTTTATATTCTGATGCTCCACCAACATAAACTACGTGACGTGAATGTGAGTTGTGTCCGCGAACACCATTCGTTAATTCCCACGGCTCTACTAAATCGTCTTGGTCGTATGGTACAAGATTTTCTAACTTACCATCAAGATGAATCATATCACTATAACCAACTCTTTTCCATCCTCGCTCTTTTAAATGCCATTTTTCAATATCTTTTCTTGATACAGGACGTCCTTCAGGTGTGTCTGTACAGTGAATAACTAAATACTTTAACTTTGCCATATGTAATTTTTGTGTAAACTTACGAAAAAATAACTTATTCTACCAGCACCTTATTGCTCAATAAAGAATCTATCTTTTGTAAAATATTTGAAAATGTTGATTGGTTGATTGGTGGTGTAGATGTTACAGGAGCTCCTGCTACCATTGTGGTTACTTGAATCTGCTGACACGCAGTTATCAAATCTTTTAACAGTTTTTTAAGCTCGTCTCCCAGTACAACCGGATGTTTTGCATTCTTACCTATCTCAATTTGCTTATCGATTTTGATAGCACTATCAACAGACTCTACCGTCAACTCAATCACTTCTGATGCATCGAGCTCGATTTGTTTTTGTGAAATATTGATTGATGATTGTATTTCGTCTGCAATGGCCTTAAATGCAATACTTGACCCTATCGATGGTTGAGAATGTACTACCACACTATACGTTCCTGAAGTTAAATCAATTGTTCTGCTATAACTAATAGATTCGAATTGCTTATGTTGTACATATCTATTTTCTTGCATTAATTGCGTCTCATCGGCTCGTAAATGAGTTGATACGATTGAAACCTGACTATTTTCATCAACAACATATCTGACTAACGTTCCGTATTGTCCTGGTAGTTGTGGAAATGTTAGTTCGTCGATTAATTCTTTTGGAATTGACACGTTATTTATCACTTGATTGTAGTTTGTTACTATACTACATAAAAGAGTTGAATATACGTGATTTATATACTGATTTCTTTGTATATCTGATGGAACGATTACATAGGCAAATCCGCCTTGCTTATTCTTATCAATATCAACGCGCTTCGTTAATTTCAGTGATTTATGTAATCTACGATTTTTTGCCATAACTGAATTGCATTTTTCTGATAAAAAATTGCAGTACATCAGAATTTAACTGCATATTTGATTTGTAATTGAATTTATTGCTCACCTTCCCTTTGGTAATTGTGTCGTAAACTCCTTGCTTCAAATTATCAATATTTACGATATTGAAGTATGATACTGAAATATTCTTTTCGACTCCCTTAATCTTTATTTTAACCGGAATTTCACGAATATATCGCTTGACCATTCCTCGCTCAACAGTCAACGTAGTAGTACGTTCGATGTTGTTATTTGAAATCGTTATATTATTGCTTACTGACTTAACATAGAACACTTCCTTAGTCGGTCGATAATATATCCAGTGACCTATCTTGATTCTACGGTCACCATTCACAGTAATTGTACCTTCTCTTGTAAATGGTAGATAGATGTTACTTTCGACAATATAGCTCAATAATTGTGCTGCTTGTTCTGCGTATAGGTCTATTTGTTTGTTTTGATTTTTGTTGTTGAAAAAGTATTGATTGCTGTAATTTGACGTGACTTCGAGCAGTTTATTGCCAAATATCTGCGCGTATTCATCAAAATAAAGAGATGGTACGTGTCCTAATGATACGGTGTTTCCTGCAAAATTCCCTTTATCTGTTATTTTGTACCACGCATATGCTTCATTACTAAATTGCAAATCCTCACGAATCACGTCGTCAGAATTGATGTTTATTATTCGTGGGAAATTCGCTGATGACTTAATAACCACTTCGTCAAGCTCTATCCCTTGTTTTGGAATTAATAGGCCATCGTCAGTAACAATAATGTCTGATTTTCCTGTTTTTTTTGATTGAGTTTTTTGTTGTGATTGTTGAGTTTGTTTGTATTTATTTTTTTGTGTGGCAGTTGCTGTTCCTACAGTAGATTGGGTTGATTTGTATTGAGAAAAATCTCCCATATCATCAGCATCAATCTGATTAATCATCGCCATTACAGCATCTTGTGTTACTGGCGGTTGTCTGAAATTTAGATAGTACTTGTCTCCATACGTATCTGCAAAAAACTCTACAAACGGTCTTTGAGCTATTTTTTGAAACAGCTGTAGAATATTGCCCTTTGGATTCATTATGCTATCGTCAATGATTCTTAACTGCCGTACATTATCGTCAACAAAAACTTTGATAATCTGCCAAATTCCATTAGTACGTTTTGTTGACTTTATTAAATCGCTGGTAACCACTTGCGTTTTATTATTCCACTGACTGAATACCTCGTCAGGAATGTAACCAATCGATGCTATACGATTAGTTATAAATTCTACTTGCTGTTGTATTGTTCTTGGAATAACCGCGCTTAATAATTTGAATTCGCCGTTTAACATTCGGTCCGATAATTTACCACCGTAAATACTTTGGCTGTGTCCGATGCTATAAGGATTAAAATAACTATTATCGTCAGTCAAAACTTTTATCAAATCTCTACCGCGAATTGAAATTGATGATTCATTTGTTGCTGCTGTTATGTCCTTACCCACAACATCTACCATCGCAATCATATCATACCATTTGTTTGAAGGTATTTGGCTTGAATCATTGTCAATGTCTAATTCCTCAAACGATATTAGTAATAGGTCGTTCTGATGAATCAACTGCTGATAGTAAAATAGTGGTTGAGTATATTCGCTCGATACATTTTCTCCATCAGAATAAACTTTAGACTTATTGACACTACCCAAATTCACAACACCATTGTCTGTTTGTATTACAGTAGAGTCTGATATCTTTGCTGGTAGTGTAATTGAAAAGTTCCCTCCAGCATCGAGTGATATATTAGTCGTAGCACTAACAATATCGTTTGTAATGTTAATCCATCCAGGAAACCCTTGTAGGTGTAGAGCTCTTGACCACAACCAGATATTAAGTTGTGGATAAATTTGTTTTGCATCAACTCCTCTGTTATATATTGCTGGAACAAATCCAGGGTCGTTGGTTAAGTGACGTAATATCGGAGCAAAATATTGTATAGAGTTGCTTTTTGTAATCGTTATATTTGATTGTACCAGATTTTCAAGTGATATCCATTCTTGTTTTATATACACAACAGTTCCTACAGCGATTTTATAATCAAACTCAGAATCATATTCAATTTTATCTGATTGTTGTTTTCTTTGTTTATTCGACAGCGCATCATATATTCTGCGATGATTTGTCTTGTTTTTATAAGTAAATTGTAAAAATTGCTGCTTTTTCACAACAACATTGCGAAATCTGTCTGTTTTTAACAACTCATCGACAGATATTGATTGAGATACTTGATATGGCGTCGTTTTTTCAGCTGTTGATTGAATGACTTTTACATCGTCGATGCTACTCTTTTCATTTTCGTCGTCACAAGCTGCTTGAAATAAGTTGGTTGGGTTTTGAATAATGTTGTTGAATCGCACTTCCAGATGAACGTGATTCGTTATTCCTTTGTATTTTTTGTAAAGATTTTCAGCCGTTCCTATCACATTACCAACTGCAATAGTTTGCCCAACCACAACGTTTGGTTTTGCGTATAAAATTTTAACAGTCACTCCTTTAGCACATCCCATTCCTTTAATGATAATAGAATCATATCTATTGTCGTCACTATATGCTTTTCCTACGTGGATGATTGTTCCTGGAATTGGCGAGCGAATGTCTTGTCCTGTATAGGTCACTATATCGATTCCTTTGTGAGCGCCCGGAACACTGACCCACTTACCATTGATTTTTCGCTTTCTACTGGCACCAAATGCGCCCGAACCCGCAGCATCTTTACCGCGGAATCGTTGATTTGGTACTATGTCGTGTAATATTGGTTTCATTAATCGAGTTTACCTATTAATTGGTCGAGCTTGTGTACGATTTTTTCAACATCCTCTCCAATTGGCGATATTAAGTCCTTAAATTTTTCTGCAAAGTTCAATAATTCAGCTTGCGCTCCAGACGATGAACGCAATGCTCGTCCTTTGTAATCAAGTTCGTGTGTTTTGGCTCCTAAATCAATATCATCCAATGATTTTGACCCTGATAATAGTGCCCAGATATCTTTCTTACGCATACTACCGCCTGTCAAGCTGTCAAACAATAATGCTTGTGAGTTCAAGTCTCCTCCCGAACCCTTAACAAAATCAAATAATCCAGACAAATATCCCTTACTCGCAACACCCTTCTCCATCTCCATTTGGAGTTCGAAATATGATTTGTTCGGATTTTTACGACGCAAGACATCGAATTTAATTGCTTGTGCTTCAGGAGAGCCAGCAGACGTTAATCCTGAATTCAATCTACGCATTGTATCGAATGTATAGTCGTCAGAATTAAAATTACCACCCATTCCGTATAGGTGCCTCATCAATCCCATTGTTCCAGTTGTTGATGTAGCTCCAGATGACATTAATAAGCTGGTCTGAAAGTTAGCGAATCCTGACATAACTGCATCCATACGTGCCATATCACTGCCATCTTTTCCAAACACACCAGTGCGATAAAGTGACGAGAATACTCGGGTCGTCAGTTGTTGAGAGTCTGATGTTCGTGCTAATACTCGCGTTAATTTTTCTAACGTCGTGATTGTTGATTGACTGGTTCCTGTTGATTTCTCTAATTCCAATGCATTCATTGTAGCGTCATATCCACCAGCACTTCTACCACGAGCTCTTATAATAGCAGGCATTGATTGAGAAAGGAAGTCCTCACGAGATACACCTAATCTGCGCGGACCATAATCTCCATATCCTGTCCTACCTATTCCTCCATCAATAATATCGTCAACAGACATCCCTGATAATGCTGCTAATGACGTTGCGCTATTTTCGCGATTTGCTCTTATTGCTAATGCTCCGACAGATGCTCCAATAATAGCTGTAATTGCGCCTAAAAACGGAAAATCATTCGCTTGTTCGAGTTCTTGATTGATGGCAGTTACTCCATCACTACTATTCGTAAATCTACGCGCACTTTGCGCAGCACGAACATAAAACGGACTTCGACGTCCTCCCTTTCCTCCTCCGCCACTGCCTGAACCTGCAGATTGTTCGTCGTTTTCTTGTGAAAGAGAATCTGCTAATCCAATATATCCTTCTCCTGCATCTGCTAACATAGCTCTATCGAGCATAGCCTGTTCACGAATTGAATTTGATGTATCAGACTTAATCTCTTGTTGAGATGTTCGTTTGACTGTTTCAATTAATTCGCGAAGTAAATCAATCTGAATCTGGTCCTCTTTACTGGATTGACGTAATTCAGAGACTTGTTGTCTGTATTGTTGTTTAAGTGCTGATTGGTCAGCTCCTTCAACTTGAGAAAGTGATTGGTATCGTCTATCTATCGCAGCACGACGCTGCTTTGCTTCGAGTTTATTTCGCTGTTCGAGAAGTTTTATCTGCTGTTCTATATATTGAACAGACTCACGTGCATTTTGAGAATTTTGCTGAGCTTCTCTTATTAGCTCATCACCGAGCTCATTTGCTGATTGCCTTAGCTTAGACATTAGGTCAGCTACTCCATTATCTCTGGCACTAAAAACTATTTCCTTGCGAGTTGAGCTCATATTATAAGTTCGTCTGATTCATCTTGAATATCTGTGATTGATATTTTATCATAAATATCGTCAATTTCATCGTTGGTCAGTTGTTGTTGGGTAGATTTTTTTAACCACACTCCCCTACCTGGCACGTATTGTGATATTGGTTGCTGTTCATACAATAGCTGTTTGTAAAATCTATCCTCCTCCCATTCCATCCGCATATCAATTATTCGTGTGTTGCGATGCTGTTCACTGTTTAGCGCAACTTTATACTTTTCTCTCCACCAACGGTCTATTGGATATAACTGATTCCACCTGACAATAAAATCACGCAAATGTTGTGATGTAAATGCAGCGACGTCCCTCTTTAATTCAGAAGGACGTCGCATATTTGGCTTTATTAGATTATTTGTTCTCACCTTCGTCCTTAGTTTCTACATCTCGAAGTGCTTTGGTAAATTGTTCAAACCACGGAACAAATTGTTGTTTATATGCTTTTTTTAACTCGGCTAAATCAAATGGGTCGAGCTCTCTCCACGAATTGACTGCAAGGTCCTTCATTAATTGTGGTACCAATATTGATAAATAGGCAAACATATCAATATTATCGAGATTGTATTCAGCCCAAACAGTTCTGTTATTCAGCACATCTCCATACCGGCCATTGGCTAAAACAGCCTTCATTTCCTCTACATCCCACAATTGTCCTGCTGTAGGAGTTTTAACGTGATATGTGTTGTCTTTGATTGTTAATTGTAACGGTGTTCTTAAATTTACGTTCATTTTGTTTTATTTTAACGGTTTATTTTGAATATATCATCGGAGTCAAATATGTGAAGTCTTGATTGTGTCCACTGATTTGACCTTCACTGATTGTTAGTCCTTCACGGTCTATAAAAGCCTGATTAATTGTTGCGTGCTTTTTCAATTTTGATTTGATTAGTCCGGTTTGCGGGTCAATAAAATCTTTGGTTTTTTTGAAAACCACAACGTCAATTCCGTCCTCTTGTAACAGCATATTGTCGACGAACTCTTGTACAGAACCGGCAGTTCGTTTTATAGCGTCAGGAAGTCCTGTTTTTCGAAAATCGATTTCATAAAATTCAGCAGAGATATTTCCATTGAATTCTAATGCAGGCACCTCTGATGCGTTGAGTTCTCCGATTCCACTAACACGACCTCGTCTGTAAGTTTCTGTTATTCGAAGGTTTTTCATCTTACCGACTGTAATTCCTTTAACCTTAATCAAAGCTAATGGTGCGGTTAAAACTTTTTTATCTGACATTTTTAACGTTTTTTAGTTTAAGTTGGGGTCTAATATCAATCCTGTGAAAAATAACTTATTTACTTCGAAATTTGGAACGAATCCATAATCGATACAATAAGCATCTTGTTTTATCTCAACGGTTATATCTTGATATGATAATATCAGATTGTCTTGCGTTGATGTTGCTGTTCTTTTGTTTAAATAAGAATCGACCCATTCCGCTACCACTTCCGGAGACAATGTAGCTCTGTTTGGACCTTGTTGTTGATTTCCAAGTAGGTCAATTTTCGCATTGACGATTATTTCTTTGTTTAATTGAGCGGCAATTCTCATCAATTGCCAACTGTGAGAAGTACCGTCAGGATTTACAACGTTTTTGTTATTTTTAAGCGTTGTAATTCCTTGTGTGATTACAAAAGAGTTTAAATCGTCGTCGTAGTGTGTAGTCAATACACCATTATCGAGAGCAAGCGTCAATTCTTTATCGTTCATTTTATGACGCTCACCTGCATATGCTAACGCCTTAAATGTTGGTGGTGTTTGTGGTGGTAATCCTGCGACTCTACCGAGCACATAAGCAGCGTGATATTTACTGTTTTTAATCCACTCACCCATATTGATGTTATTTTCAATACATCCTGCGTGAACCACAACAGCTTTCTCGCTATTCAGTGTGTTTGCTGCTGTTATTGATTGAGAGTGGAATGTGTTTCTGTCATTTCCTCCACCAACAATAATAGTTTTGTCGAAACGAGCTTCTTGATGTACGTGTGCGAGAATTTTTAAATTATCTACACTAACTGCATCCGCTTCACTATCTAAACTCAAAATATTCGAATAATCAAGATTTTTGACAGCATCAAGTACATCATCAATTCTGTCAGTATTATAAGTTTGAGTTGCTCCTGCAAATAACTGATATCCTGCTAATGACGTAATGTCTGCTGCAACGATTGCTCCTCCTGTTGTTGAAATCAGTTTGAAGTTGTTGTTGAAATCATAATCGACTGATGCCCAATCAGCAAATTCGCTGATATCCGCTATCTCCGGACTCGAAGCTATTAATACCGGCTGAACGTCGTTTTGAGATATTCCATCGTATAAAACGCCATTTTCATCAACTCCTTTATATCCACCTCTCCAAAATTTGAATCTGAACTTGTTTGTATCAACAGTACCTGCTTCTAATGTGACAGCAAATCCTGTTTGTAATTGTCCTACCTGGACATCTCCATTTGCTGTAAGTCCTTCGTGCTTGGTTTTTAACGCAATGCTACCATTTGTTAAGTTTAGTGTTAAACTTGCAGCGGTTGTTTTTAGCGCGCGAACATACCACAAAACAGATACTCCAGGATATCCAGGACCGTTCGGTCTGAATAGTGGCTTAGCTAAGTCATACAACTCACCTCCACCAACAAATTTTCTAAAATCGCGAATATTGTCGAATCCATAGATTGAATCTTGTCCTTGTGAGAATTCGCCATCAATTCCTGCACCTCCACCATATTTACTTGTATCATCTTTGTCGATGATTAGCACATTGCCGTAAGACAATTTTAACGGTGGATTATTTACTCCTGACGATATTTTTGAATAACTACCGGGTAGTTTAATCAATTTTCCGTTGAAAATGTATTCTGTTGCCATAAATTACTTTTTTTCAATTATTTTTTTGCGAACAAACTCTGCTTTCCATTTTTCAAGAGTCTGCAATTGCTTTCCATACAACTTTGCAACAGCAAAGATGTTTCTATTGCCCAGACCTAATGTTTGAGCGGCGGTAGATGCAGTTATTGTAACATCTTTTTTTGTATTGTTATTCGCCATCGTTAATGATTTTATTTGATTTACATAAAATTATGTCAGCAATGTTTTCGCTTCCCCACCACCTCGGAACCTCTACTTCATAGAAAAACGAGATACCTATGCTACGCATAAAAATATTTTCAGGGACAAGGTCCGAATTTATTCTCAATTCTTGACCGGTTAGTGTAGCATTTTGCAATCCAGATAGTGATAATGTTTCTAATACAGTAATCAATCCTGCTCTAATCAGATGATACATCAACAACACCTCTGCGCTGTTATCGCTGGTAATTACCAATTGAAATGTTGATTGAAAATTTTTTCTATATGCTACTGAGCTTCCTGACATTAATTCAAATAACGTATCGCTATCTGACTCATCATTTGATAGCGTACCGTTTGTTTGATTTTCACTCGGAATAGTTATATGTACAGTTGGAATTCGAGCTCTTTCTGCATCAAATGCTGTTCTTACTTCTATTTTACGTGGATGCTCTTGTTCTCTGGTAAACAAATCAATCGCTTGTTCGAGATACTCACGTTTTTCGTCCACAACGCTATCGAAATAATGATGTAATAACGTTTTACTTTTATCAGTAGCTGATATGTAATCGTTTTTAATGTGCTTCAATAACGCCTCTACTATATGCCTTAAAATAACTTCTGGTATTATCATAATCCTAAATGTGCTAAGTAACTATCTATTGCGACATCAACAATATGTGGAACGTCCGTTTTTTGTAACGCTTTTTCGGCTAATTTTTTTGGTTGAAATCCTGGATGAATCCATCTGTCCGCATCTGAATTTACGCTAACGCGCCTAAACATTACATATCCACCCCCCTTATTGCTTCCTAATCCTTCATATATTGATGTCATTGCTGTTCCTTTCGGTATTGATGTCATTGCTCCACTCTTTAACTTTCTACGCAGAGTTGCTGATTGCGGAATGTGATATTTTGTTGGAATGTCAGATAGTGACAACTGAGCTTTGCCTTGTAGAGCCTTTGCTTTTTGATGTATTATCGTCGGCATTACTCCTGCAAATGCATTGTTTTCTCCTAATGACGATGGTATTGCAAATCGAAATCCTATTGTCAAGTACGGCAATCCATTTTTAGTGTATTTTACTTTCCTACTTGACAAAAATCCGCGTTTCATATCGAACTCACTCGCTCCCATTTCAAGTGCGTTTGCAATCCAAACTGCCGGATTGAGATATACTACTCCGGTAAATTTATCACGCTTTTCAACTTGTATTGCTTGTCGATACTGCTCTCGTGTACTTTTTAACGTTGTTTTTGCTTGCGTATCCCAATTGCGCGCAAATTGCGCTGTTACCTCATCGACAACAAATTCCAACATATCATCAACTTCTTTTTGTGAGAGTTGAAATTCCGCTGATATATCTCTTGTGTCGATGGATAAGTCTATCATCGTCGCTTCGAAATTATCTTACCGAGATGTGTGATTGTCATTACAGCAGATATCATAAATGTCAAATATATCCATCCGTTGTACGGGTACAATTTATTCAGATACATTGTTGTTCCCAGCACTGCAGCTGATATGATTGTAATTATTGTATTCCTTTTCATAACAATATAATTATCAAGTTAAATATCCATAAAATGGCGCTAATTATTGACCATATTACAATTAATTTTTTCTTTAATGCAGGTTCATTTTGTCCTACATAAAACAAATCTTTTTTCCAGACCCACGAAAAATGCCTATCAAACAGAACAGCTCTCGATAATACTACAAAAGTACCAAATTGCCATCCTACATTAATCCACATTAAGATAGCAAATGAGAGATGAAACCAAACGTCCCACTGGTGCCATTTGATGTTGTGTTCACTATCTTTACTGTCTTTCGATACGTGATAATCGTGATACACTTCTATCACAAAGTACATCGTAAAAACAATCAGAATATTTGCTATTTTTATCAACATCTCTTAAAATTTAGACTGCTATCACACTGTTTGTCGTAACTGTTGTCAAGTAGGTAGTCTTGATTATAATTCTGAGAATCTAATATGTAATGAGCGGCCCTACCAACTGCACTGACAGGAAAGTCTTTATCGATATCTTTGCCTGCTGTTAATTTTTTTGATGTCATAACATCTCTATTGACGTCAAGTATATAATATACTGGATTGTATAGGTATCTTACGCTGATTGTTGGATATTGTTCGTTAACGTTATTCAGTTCAATCCATTGATTGTGCTGAATTGAATAATCGTCAGAAGTTAGTTTTATCAACGGACTGTCACTATCTGCAAATCTAAATATATCTACGATATCAATAATCGGATACGTTGTCATTACTCTGTATTTGCCGTCGGTATGTTGCTTTAAAAATAGCGTTTCGTTTAATGACTGAATCGAATTGATTATCGTAATTTTATCCATATACGACAATCTCTGTTCGTTAAGTGCAGTAATCTTTGCTGTGCCGAGATTCTCTTTCGACCACTCCTTGTATTGAGTATCTTTGTTGATACTTTGGATTACCATTCGTGTTTGGTTCGGATTGTAGAATACCCAACCAGAGCCTCCACAATTACGACAATTTGATAAAGCCATTCCGTCTGGTCTATTTCTGCAAGGACATTCAATCGCTTTTTCAACAATAACATCATATCCTTTCTGCCAAACTAAAGCATCAAAGTCTGTTTTAACAAGGTCAACACGAGCCTTGCCTTGTAAATTTGGAGCAGTTGTTTTTACTAATTCTCCCATATTACAAACTTGTTATTACCATTCCATCGTATTTAGCTTCAAGCTCATCCTTCATTCGCTTTAAATCATCGACATATCCTGTTACACGAGCACCGTATCCAGCATTTGTTGCAGACGATGTTGTCGATATACTTTGACTCAGTCCGTCGATTCCGATACTCTGACTTGCTATTCCAGCACCTAAGATTATATCTCCTAATTGATGAAATATGTTTATCGATGCTAACTTGCCTGCAAAGTCAAGAATGTCGTCAGGCAACTTTTCAAAACTCGTACAATATTTTGCTGTCCAATAATTTGGAATTGTAGGTTGTCCAAACCATCCAGTATGTGGAGTTATTCCACTGAACACAACGCTATTGTGAGTCACTGCTCCAGCTGTAGGAACAATGTAAATTGCTCGGTGGAATCCGTGTCCATCCGATGTTTTTTTTGCAGAGAGCCATTCAGTTGGAAATTTGATTTGTTCTACGTTACCGAGAAATCCGGTTAGACTGATTGGCTTAACTACTGGATAACTCGTTTGTAGTAGTCCCCAGTGTTTGTAGTCTTGTAGATTGTAATTTAGTGTTTCCTCAATTATCTGTTTTTTAACCTTTAAATTCAACCATCCTTCAACATTTTCAATTGCTGCATTGATATAGAATTGAATTTTTTCAGGCGACATAATATTGCCAGAAGGGTCTTTGATAGGTATTCCAAAAAAATACCTATCAACCAACTCCTCTGCCGATATTGCTGTTTTGTTTTTTTCAAACTTAATTGAGTATCGTGTCATTTTATTCTTTTGTTAGAATACTGATTGCAAAATCAATCAATGCCGGTTTACCGTCTTTACCTTTGAATTCAGGCTTATTGATTTCAGCTTCGTCAACACCTGCTTCAACTAACATTTCACGAATCTCAGGCATTGTCATTGCTTGAAGTTCTTTTTTAACTTCGTTATTGTCGGTAGATTCGCTTGTAATGTCGTTACTATCTTGTGGTTCAACTGCCTGTTTCCCATCCGGTTCGGGATGTGGTGGTGGAGTTGCTGTAGTTGTTTGTGGTTCGAGCGGCTTTACTTCGTCAGATTTTGTTTCAGGCAATTCCGGTTCTTTGTTGATTTCATCGATATTTTCGTCCTTTGAAGTACCAGTGGTTTCGTCCGGAATAACCGGTTCTTGTGACTCGACGAATACTAATGAATACGATGCATTGACCAACTTTTGTGCTTGGTCATCCGGCAACTCTGCGATGCCATTTTCATCAAATTTAATTTTCCCAAATGATGTCGAACGCTCTTTTCCTCGTTCGTGCAAATGTAATGTTCTAATCTTTGCCATTTTACTGTTTTTTTGAATTAATGTTTTGTGAATCTAAATATACGAAAAATATCTAATATAACAAAAGCCCACACATTTCTGTGTAGGCTTTTTGAGAATACAAAAGAGACCGGGTTTAGAAATTTCGTCCGATATTTACAAATCTTATCATCTTGCTTGGCGCATAAACGATAGGAGTACCGTACAATAATACCATAAAACGGTCGGCAGGGCTTAATTTTGCAAGCGGCATTTTCATAAGCGGAGCTAATTGTTTGAATTCAATAACATCTGTATCTCCTTGTAACAATAATGCTTCCTCAGTTCCAGGCAACCAACGGTTTCTGTCACGTACTTTACCAGCTGCTGCTCCATCCACTCCATTTGCTAACGAACCACGTTTTGTATCAGTTCCTGCTGCAGGAACGACCATAATCGGATACATTGTGGTTTTGTTAAATGGTGTTGACGGGTCTTTTAATGAGCGATATACAACATATGCGTTCGGTGTGTAAGCACCTGCAGTTGCTGTAAATGTCAAATCGACACTATCGTCAGCATTTGCGATGGTTACTGTGTTGCCTACTTGCGTCATTGCACTTTCGCCATATCGGTTAATTGCAGATACTGCATAGTAGTAATCGCCGATTCCGTCAGCAAATTTGCTGTGTCCGTCATTTGCTACTACATCAGCTGATACTGCTGTAGGTGCAGAAGGTGCTTTGGATGAGCTTGCCGGAGCTACTGAAAGTTTGCCAGGTGCTTTTGCTGCAAAAATGTCGTATTCGAAATCAATCAAACCGTACATTGATTGGAATTTACTGATGTGCTGACCAGTGGTCATTCCTTTAGTATTAGCATTTTGACTTCCACCAATCATTACGCGTTGTTTAGCGTAGAATTCGGTTGCAAAGTCAGATAATACTACAGGCGGCGCAATCAATAAGTTCGCTTGGGCAAATTTGTTCAATAATGTTTGAGCCCCTTTCTCAAGGTTTTCTTGTTTCAAGACACTTCCTCGCAGGTCAATCACTAACTCAGAATCCATATATTCATCTAAGTTGGCAAATTGGTCGTTGTTCATATGCTGCGCATATAAGCCGTTCCACTCTTGCTTAACGACTTTTTCATCACCGGTAAATAAAGCTCTATCCGCTTTTCTTAAAATCCACAAGATTCCGTTAGTAGTTTCTCTACGAACGATATCTCCGACGTTGGTATTTACGAGCTGCATTTGATGTGTGACGGATTTGGTAACACCCAAATACTTCACGTGTTCAGCTTTACGAACGTATTTAGAATCCTCTTCTTCCGGCAATTCGCCTTCGTTATTGAATCCTCCACGGTCGCTACCGTAGCTCGTTAATTGGTTGTACTCCTCAACAGTGTTAAACGCTGCTGTTTTCGGGAAACGTTTCCAGAAGCGAATATCGCTTTCTTTAAACGTAATAAGTTTCAAAGAGCTTTCCAAACTCTCTGTTTTCAATGCACCACCATTGGTTTGATTTCCGGACATATCTCCACCTTGAAGCTGTCCAGCTTCAAGCGCTTTTGATAATTCAGCAAGTTGGTCTGCCGTTAAATTGGCTTGTCCCATTGCTGCTCCGTCAAATCCTGCACCGTGTTGGTAGTCTGCAAGATTTACTGAAAGATTTTCCATTGTAATAATTAATTTTTGTTTTTAAATTCCGTCCTCTCTTTTCTTACACAATCTTTCAATATTTTTACTTCACTAATGTGATGCCTAATTGTTGAGCTTTAGCAATTAAATTTTTACCAACTGCACCGGCTTGCTCAAACATCATAATTTCAGATGCTACAACTTTATCAGTAATTCCTTCGTCGGTTGTAATTGCTTTTGTCAATGTGTCGAGAATCTGTCTTTTATCTTTTGTGACCGACAAAACGTTTCCGGCTGGCTTTTTGTTCAAATCGTCATCAAAAGATTTTTCAACATAACTCTTTGTAGTGACACTTTTTCGTTGAACGGGCTGAGATTCGATACTGTCTAATCTTTCATTCAAATCACTGATTTGGTCCATCAATGATTTTTGAATCGTTCCTACAGCTTCGAATTTCTCATCAAGTTCGTCGTGAAGGTGCTCGTTATGTTCTTTTAACAATACACCAATTCCTTTGAGCAATTTACTTGAATCCACTTCACCATCAGAAATATCTTTCGATGCAATTTGTCCTTTCAAAACTTCGATTTCAGCTAACGCTTTTTCTAATTTTTGTTCAACAACAGAAGCTACGTCCGTTGCTTGTTCAGTATTTACATCAGCTCCTACTTCAGTAGTGGCTGTATCGTCCGGAGTTTGTTCTGTTGTAGCAGCCTCTGCTGGTTCGTCAGTTAATTCTAACGCTTGTAATGCTTTTTCAATTGCTTCCTCAGAAACTTCTTTGATGGTTTTTTTATCTTTTGCCATATTGATTGATTTTTCAATTTTTAATGTAAGTTCGTATAATTTTTCGGCACCTACAATTGATATATGTGGTAAATCTCGGAAAATTTTTTCAAAGAATGCACCTTTAGAAAAAGTTTTTTTAACTCCCTCTATCAAATCCTCCTTTGCTAATGCACGTCCGCTTGCTGATTCTGCCGACAGCGCTTTTTCACGAGTTTCGTCGTCCATATTTTCGTATGCCGATAATTTATTAAAATTATGTGATTTGATAATTTCTGTTACTGTATCACTATTTTTGGGGTTTGGAGTGATTGCACATCCTGTAATTCTTGCTTCAAGCACTTTCGCAGGATTGTCTTTATCTCGTTTTAAAACTTCTCCTTCGATAGATAATCCGAGAGCCATCCCTTGTGCTTCAAGTAATTTTTGAAGTTCGTAAATCTGTTGTGCTTTAACACTATCTGGAAATAAGTAGAATTCAATAACCAACTGCCCTTTACTGTTTACTTTTGCAGATATAGGTCGTCCAACTAATGCGAGTGGGTCTTTATTGGTTTGATGATTCCAGTTCATATATCCGTACTTCAAAAAGTACGAGACATCAAATCCTTTCGGGTCAAGATATTCTCCGTCCGCATCCAACGAAGGTGTTGATGCGATTCCTCGCATTTTCATCACCTTAGAATTGCCTTCACCTGCTTTTACCAGGTGTAGTGTTGCGTTAAACTTTATCGTTGAATTGCTCGTCATAACTTTCGTCTAAAAACCACTTATTCAATCTCTGCTTCAATACCTTCAATACAAACGATGTTTCTGTTAATCCTAATTTGTCGAGATTTTCAAAAACACTTATCAATAGTTGAACAATAATCATATTGAATACTGCATAAAATAGCCATTTGTGTATATTGATATCGAAATCAAAGACTTCAGGAGTTGGCAGATGTTTTGCAAATATATTCAATACTCCTAATATAACTGTATATGCCCCTATCTTTATAATCATTCTACCGAATTTCCTCGATTGAATTTTTTGACCTTGTTTCAGAGATGCCATTATGCCGGTCACAAACTCTCCTACAAGTAAAATTATAAATGCTACGTAAACCAATGCTGTCACACCTATATACTCCTCTATTAATGTTGCTAAATAACCGGTCAGTGTGATTAGCAACACTCCAAAAGCAGATAGGTGCTTATAGTGAAATGTGCTATTTAGAAAATCGTCTATATTTCTATATCCGAATCCTTGTAACCAATAGGTTACCCAGTATATAACACTATTAATCATATTTATTGTGAAGGTGTTGTTGCGGTTACAATCTCTGTAGCATCATCCTCATTAATGTCTATCACCGTTAATGATAAATTCAAGTCTTGTGCTACTTTTTTCATTGTTTGCCAATCAAAATCCATTTCTTGAAATCCTAAACCAGCAATAATTGCATTGTCGTCGCGAACAATCTCCATATTGGTAAATTTCGTGTCAAATCCTTCGGTGGCTAATTCGTCGTTGGTTGCGAATATATCAACCTTTACTTCCGCTCTTACTTCGGGAGTTACTCCGTTTGCTGATTTATAAACTAATGTTTTCATATGCTAATGTTTTTACTTGACAAATATACAAAATTATTCTCGGTCACCAAACCGGTTGCTTCAATAATTCAATTTCAATTTGCGCTTCAATCGCTTCTGTACGAAGTCTTATCAGCTCAGCTTTACATTTTTCGTACTTTTCTGCTGCTTTAATTAGCTGTAAATTGCGCTTTTTTAGTTCCATTCTCGCTGGACATATCCAGTTTTTAATTTTTTCAATCATATCTCTGTTGTTTTTCCGTTTACAGTTACTTTTACTTTACTACGTCTTTTAACTTTTCGAGTCCATTTTGTCTTATCGTGAACAAATTGACTACCGTCCCAATACCATTCTCCTGTTTTTAATCCTTCTAACGTAAATCCATTTGGTACGTCCATTAGCGTACATCTGCAGTAGGGATGTGTCGGTCCCACTACCGGTTTTAGCTCTTTTACCTTTCGACCTACATTAGTGCCATTTTGTTTCAGGTCATATAATTTGAATAATATTGGTTGCGAACCCACCCCTGCTGTTGTGTATAATCTTTGACAGTGCGGACACGCACCTGCATATACATCTTTATAAACTAATGCATCTGCTCCTTTCTTTCGTTGTACCATCATTGCCCTACCTTCATCAAATGCTGTGTGCATTACGTAGTCAGAGATTCTTGCTAAATCACGATTCCATTGTTGTGTTTTCTTTCCTATTGTTGACGTTACTTCTGTCACTGACTTTCTATCTGCAATTGCTTTTGCAGCTGCGTCAGTGACGAGTTTACTGTGCTTTACAGTATGTCGTTTTTTATCTGCAAATACTAATTCATCTGCAATTTGAGACTTGATTCGATTCGTTAATCGTGTAACGTCGTTATATGTTTGAGACTTAATGTTTTTCAGAGCAGCTCTTTCTAATGGATTCAACTTAAACATTTTGCCAGAGCTGATATATTGTTTAAGCTGCTTGTAGTCCATATTCATCACAGCAGCTTTCCCTAATGCTTCTGACAACAATCCAAACTTGAATGCGTGTTCAACGACACTTGTATCTTTCGCAATCGATTTATAGTTTATTCCTGCGTTTGTTAAGATAGATTTATCTTTTGATGATAGTACTTCTGTTCCTACATTATAAGCAATGAAGGTTAGTGTGTATCTATCTAAAATAGACAATAACTCTTGTATTTGATTTGGATTTAGAATCATAATTTATCTAACTCATCTAATACAATGTAGTAGAAAGAATACATTTCGTATTCCAACAACACGTCTGCAAGATTATCCAGAACTACCTCCTGAGAAAATTGTGTGTTGTTTATTTTTAGCCATTGTCTGAATTCAGACATCGACATATCGCTTAACAATAATCGTGGGTCTGTTTGCAATTTAGCAGCTTTATTATTTATTTGCTCAACTGTCATTGTATCTCAGATATCGTGATTAAATCATCGCCGTCACCATTACTTTCTTGATACCAGTTATCTATCACTTCCTCTAAGCTATCAGCGCCCCACTCGTCTAATAAATCATCAATCTCATCCTGGCTATATCCTTGAAATCTGTTATGCAATAAGTGTTGAATCACATCACTCCCTCTCCCAATATAAACTTCATTGCCTTCTCCAGGACCGTATCTTTCGTAAGGAGTTATTGTGATTGCATACGTTTTGTTCAAATCAATGTCTTTAACTGATTTAACGTCCTTTAAACCTTTGGTTGATGGCGCTCGATTAATGTTTTTAGCACTATATAACTCTTTTTTAGATATTGATTTCGGTTTTTTGTCTTTTTTAACAGGAACCCACTTACCTTCTGCAACCTTCTTAAATCCACGAGAAACGGTTCCTATAGGAACCTTTCTCCCCTTCTCTATGTTACCTAAAGTAGATATCTGCTTTACTACAGATTCTTTATGATGTTTAATAGTATTATCCATTTTTAGACTGTTTTTTACGTTTTACTAATTCAATTCCTATCATTTTTTTATAAATACCGTCGTCCATACTACGATATGCTGTTAATAATTGTTGTGTTGTGTATTTTTCCATAACTTTTTGATTTTATGCCATCATTGCTACAGCAACTTCTTTCCAATCTAAATTCGAACCAGATTCTGTTACTTTTTTCTTGATTAGTGCTATTTGTCCTAATGTTCGCGCATTCAAATCGCCTATATCGATTTTGTCAGAAATCTCTTCTAAGAAGTCGATTGCTGCTTCTCTATCATCAGCACTAACCTGAATCGGATTGCCGTGATTGTCTTGAAACGGCATCTTGTGAATGAACGTTCTCATTCGCTCGATTGTTTCTTTTGGAGTCATTGAAAGGTCGATTGTTAGTGAGCGCGACCTTAGTGGCTGCGGCATTTCTTTTGCTGATAAATTGCTGATGAATATTACCTTTCCTGCGAATGTGAACCTTTGTGGAATTGGCTCTCCGTCAGAATCCTTAATTTTCTTTGCAGAACCATACGAAATTGTACCATCTCCTGTAGTATCTAACGCTCCTTTCAAAATATTAATTGATGTTGGGTCCTCCAGTACACTATCACAATCGTCAAATATTAATAACTTACCATTATGTTCGTACAACGCTTTGTATAGTGCTGTCGGAGTTGATTTTCCTGTGATTTTGATATAATCATAGCTATCAGAACCAGGCAAGTGTATGTCCTCGAGATATTCTTGTAGGTTGTGACGTTTCAGCGATTGTGTGACTGTGTACGTCTTTCCTACACCACCTATACCATATGAAATTGCACTTTTACCAAGTCCATCGATTACCATATCGATAAACAACTCATAACTTTGCCAACGTTCGTGTACTCCTACAGGCGGTAATTTACTGACTGCTTTATCAAGTTCTTGTAGCTCTTTTTCTACTGAGTCATCTTTCGATTGATTATTCGAAGGTAGTGGTGAGTGATATTTCCATCCTTGTGCTGTTTTGATGAACATTCCATTCGGACGCTTTTTGATAGTTCCTATAGGTAGTGCGCGTGCTTTTTCAATAACATTACCAATATTTGACTTCACAATATTGTTAATTACTTGTTGTTTATGTTTTCTTATAATATCGTCCATTATTCTAAATTTTCTTTTTTATAATTATAGCTGGCATTTCGGTTCCGTACGCTCTACCCCTACCAGCTGTTTGAATCGTTATCGTTTCCCATACATCGAATCCTAATTTTTTAGCATAGTTTTTTATCTTTTTGTATTTTGGATTATTTAAGAAAATAGTAACAGTTAATATATTTTTATTTTTCCCACTAAAAAGTTTTTTGTAATGGCCGCTATACAACTTCCCGTATTCTTTTATTTTACTCCAATCTTGATTTAGTATTTCTTTATTTCGAGTTTGGATATCGTCGAGAGTGTCTTCTACAGATATTGATTTTGGTTTTTTGTCTTTTTTAACAGGAACCCACTTACCTTCTGCAATTTTCTTTAAACCATTATGAACTGTTCCTATAGGCACTTTTCGTCCTTTCTCAATATCGTTCCCTAACGACATAATTTGTTGAGTTATTGCTAACCTATGTTTTTGAATGTTATCCATTACTGCTTGATTTTCAAAGTTCCATTATCGTTCCACAAAGCTCCTACTGGCAATCCACTATCTGATGTCGGCAATTCCGGCATAATTATCTTTGGAGTGTTGAATGTTAGATGCTTAGCTCCTCCCATCATTATCCCTTCAATGATAGATTTGAGTCCATCTGTTTGGTCAGGATTTCCTATTTTAATCACACCAATTTTGTTTGGACCTGATGCAAATAGTCTATGTCCTATATACAAATTGTATGACCCTGTCTGCAATCCGTTTCCTGCTTCATTGCCAATGGCAATATTGTGATGTCCAGTAGTTATACTTCGTAAAGTGGACACTCCTAAAGCAATGTTATGATATCCTGAGCATCTCCATAAAGTTTCTTTTCCAATAGCAATATTGTAGTTTCCGGTTATTCTTTGTCCAGCACTATATCCAATTGCAACGTTGTGGTGTCCTGCTGTATTCATATATAACGAATAGCTACCAAAACTCGTATTTCCGTTACCGGTTTTATTAGAATATTGAGAACCATATCCTATTGCCGTGTTATTATCTCCAGAAAGCTGTTTATTCATCGTCCAGTGACCTATGAATGTATTATATTTGTTCTTTGTTGCTATAAGGTCGGTATCAGTTGCTCCAACTATCAAATCTTTATTGTCTTCTAAACTCTGCAATCCTGTTGCGATAATTCTCCCATCATCGTTCAATGAAGGAAATTGCGAAATTATCCAGTATAACTGCTTTTTCAATTCGTCGTCAGTCTCTTGCAGTGAATACTTGCTCTTACTTATTGCTTGAATTGCTTCTAATATTACATCTATTCTTGCCATTATTTAATCATTTTTAATACATCTAAATTCAAAGATAAAATTTCTTTCGGTAATTTACTCAACTCAAACCATTTCATCTGTGAGAATTCGTTATTTGGCGTTAATTTCGGTTTTTTATCGTTTGTTTTTAAAACGAAAAACGCAACGAATGGTTTAGTCGGGTGTACAATCATTGGCAATCTCAAAGGATGTGCTATGATGCCAGCTTCCTCATATGTTTCACGAATTGCACTTTGAAGTGGATATTCGTTTCCATCAACTCCACCTCCAGGAAAAACCCACTTTCCGTCTCGTTCATCGTTTTGTCCTACTGACATTCCAAGAAGCAGGTTGTTATCATTATCAAATACGATAGCGACTGCTGCTTTTATTTCTTGCTTAAATCCTTTGAGTATCATTAGTAAATTGTTCTAATATATTCCGCAACTTTTTTTGGACTGCGGTAGGTCTTTATTGCACTGTTGTAATGCTTTTTCATCATATTATCCACATCCTTCGGATTATTTCCGTATTTAACCAACAACTCTCTTACCTTTGATTTATGTTGCGCCAAAACTTCATCAGATTTCTTTAAAGTTAGTTCGTGAATATTATCATCGATTTCTTTTCCTACAACATATTCCTTTCCATTATGTTTAATAGTTTCGCCTGGTTTGTAGAGTTTTTCCTCTGTATCGGGGTCGAGAACATCGATTGTTAATTTTCCTCCATCATCAATTACGAAAGGATGTTCGTCAAACGAAGCCAGTTCGTCTTTGTATAGTTTCTTAGCGTCCGCATCGATTTTAGCTGCTTTGTCAGGATATTTTTCTTTCAGCTTTTTAATTTCTTGCTCTACTGCGTACGGAATATCGTGTTTGTCTGATGCTGCTCTATCGAGCGCAGTTTTTAACTCATTGATAGAGTATTTTGATGAGTTAGATTTCTTTTGTTTATTATTCATATGGTCAGACACAAGGTTTCTCAAGGTAGATGACTTCATTGTGTCTGTATGATACACTCCATTTTTCTTAGCATATTCTGTCAACTCATCTCGTGACATCGATGCTGCAGTTTTCTTATCAGACTTACTCGCTTGATGATGTTGTTGAGCTTTTTGACCAGTTCCTTTGCCGTAATATTTCCAACCAGACGATGTTTTTATGTATTGACGTCCACCAAACTTTTTAACTGTTCCGATTGGATGAATTGTTCGTGCTTTTTCGATACCGAGAAGTTCAAATGCTTTTGAGACTTTGTCATCAAAAATATTTTCGTTGTTTATAGTTTTTGCTCGTACGAGACCTTCAACTATATCGACAACGTCATCTTTTGAAAGATTTTCGTGCCACGAACCTTCTTTGATGTTGTGTTTAGCTATCGACAAAGACAATCCTCTTATAGCAGCCGATTCTTTCGAAGGAGTCCAATTAATTGTTTTTTTGATTTTGAAATCTCTGTTTTCTAATCCAGCATCTTTTAATGAATCGACTACGCTTTTGATTTCGTCGTCAGAATAGTCACCTACCCAGTCTCTTACCAGATTAAATAATTTTGGAGATTTCTTGCCTTTCTTTTCGTTAATTTTTTTATCCCACTCATCATCTTTATAACCATAATTAAATTTTGACTTCAATTGCTCGACTAAATCTTTATAAAGTTCGTGATGGTCAGTGTTGTTTTTGTCAAGACCTTCAATTGCTTCAATGAGTTTTTTGGATTTTGGATTGTCGAGAATGTCTGTGAATGAAGGTTTTTTATCTCCCATTTTTGGTTCCTTTCCTCCTCCACCAACTCCGTGTTGAGATGGTTTTTTGTTAGAATCTTTTTTAGCTAAAAATTGTTGGTTCGGTGTGAATTTACCGATTATTTGCCCTCCTTGTTTTTCGAACTGACTTACTCGATTATTTGTTGTTCTGATGAATTTGCCTTGATATTTTACTACTGAATAATTTTCTGGCTTATTCAGTTTCCCAGCAGGATTCGTAGCTCTTTCTTTTGATGCGTAAATTGCATCACCATAAGACGATTTCGGTTCTATTGTTTTAGAACTTACTTTTGAACTACCATCCTTGACCGGTTTCCATTTACCGTCACCTTGTTTTTGGTATTTCTTTCCTTTCCATTGACGGATTGTTCCGACTGGATATGCTTTAATAAGGGTTTCCTCTGCTGTGAAGGTTTTAATTGCTTTTTCGATATTAGATTCTTTTAACTTCGCAACTAATCCTGAATCCGGATTGGCGATATAGACATTGCCATCAGAAGCTAAATATATTGCAGTATCATCATCGAATCCCGTTACATCAAGTCTTTTAGCGTCTCCATTCAACACTTCATCTTGAATTTTACCATCAACCTTATCGTTGGTAGTGTAGTCGTTTATAACGTCGTCGTAATCAAGTGAGCCATCAGACATCATATCCTCTATTTCATCAATAGTATTTTGTATTCCTGGAGACGGTTTGTTGGGCTGCTTTTTAGCTGCTTTTTGACTGTCTGAATTCCCGATAATTTTGTCAATTTTTTTATGAGTTCTGTCAAGATTTCCTCCATATTCATATCCCCAAAACATTGGATGTGGGTATTTTCCTGCCCCGATTTTCTTTGTAATTTGACTTATTTTACTATGTGCACTATTTACTTGCTTGACCATTTTATTATGTTGGTCCATATCATTCCATTTCGCTTTACGATATTTTTCTACAAATTCCTCTTCGAGTTTATGGTACTTGTCGAGAAGTGGTTTTAATTGTTTTAAGGAATCAGCAGACCTTCCGTTTTGCTTAACGTCTCTAAGAATGTTTTGTAAATCTTTTCCTAATTGAGTCCCTTCTTTAATATAGTCTTTAATATCGTCAGCAGTAATAGGATTTCCGTCGGGACCTTTACCAATCACGTTTTCATCGCCTCCCTTATCCCAAAACTTACTGTCTGATTTCTTTTGAACACCAGCATCTACGAGCTTTTGATGAGTTTCGTCAAGTATTTTTGCAGCTTGTTGCATTGCTTTTTCATCTTTATCTGCATTCGCAACGTTCCATTTTCTTTTAGCTCGTACGAACTTTTCTTTTAATCCTTCAACTTCAGCAGCTTTCTTTTCATCAACGTTCTCAGTTTCTTTTGGAACGTGCTTGTCGAGATATTCTTTTGACGTCTTGTTTAATTCTTTCTCACCGTCTTTAATTGTTTTCGAACGCTCATCGTCTTTACCGAGTTTATCAAAATCGACATCATCTTTACCAGCTGTGCTGTGTTGATGTTCGACTAATTTATTTACCACATCTTGTGGTACCTTATCTTGTGCTGCAGGATGTAATTCATTATAGATTTCGTGAGCTGCATCAATATCTCCAGATTGAAGTTTTTGTTTTAATAACGTTAGTTGAGCGATGTCTTGTTTTGTTACACTCGGTTGATTGTCGTCGCTGCCGCCAGGCTGCTTCCCGGTTTCATCGTCCGTTTTCTTTTCTTTCGGGTCAGTAACTGGTATCCATTTGCCACCGGTTTTTTTATATTTTTTACCATTCCATTCACGAATTTCTCCTTCTTGTCCGAGCTTACCTCCTTTCTCAATGGTATCTGACGTTGGCAAAACAATGCTATTTGCAATGTTTTTGATTATTTGTTTACGTTTGTTGATAATGTTGAAATCCATAATCTTTATTTTGATACTTGACGTTTTAATGTTTTAGTTAAATCTGTAATCGCTACTTTTAGCATTTGTTCGTATTGTTTTTTAAAATGATTTTCATACTCGATTATCACTTTAAATCTCGGTGGGTCTTTGTATTGTTTTTTCTTTGCCATATTACCATCTTTTCATTGCACCGACTAATATTCGACCTTGCGTATCTATCGATGAGCCAAATTGCAGGTTTTTATATTGAGCTGCAAAATCAGCTTGAATCAGATACTGTTTATTGAAAATGTCTTTTCCTACTTTTGCTCCATACCAGAATGACCATTTTCGTTGTTTTGGTTGGTTAATCGACAATGAACTCACATTGAGTTTATCTACAACTAACCAGTCAGGTCCTGATAAATTTGCTTCGTACAGCCCTGGTTTTTTCTCACTTATCGTTATATCAATAGGTAACTTGCCAAATTGCCAGTCACCTATTCTATTTCCGCTTTGTAATATCGTGCTTTTATACCGGATAAACCAATTTTTCTCGTCAGGATACGAGTCTGTAAAGCTACCGTCTGTATTGACGTACACCGTATCGACCTTTGGTTTGAAGCTGTGTTGTGAGTTGATGATGCTTATCAGTTGACGATTTTGACTTCTCAGTTGGTCATATAGCTGTTGATTTTGTAGTTGTAATACTTGAAACAGCTGTTTTTGACTTGTATATAGGTCGTTTACTAACTTACTATATTGACCATCTGCTGTTTTTGTTAAACTGTCGTGCTCTATCTCATTTCGTTTATTTTTAGTTTGTTCGTCTTGTAGTTTTTTAATCGTATAACCTTGATAAATCGAATTTGCGGCAATAACTAACAAAAGTAATGCTAATACATAACTAATGATATTTTGCTTCGTTATATGCATTATTTTTCAAATAAAATTTTTAGCGCATCTTTCATCATTGGATTGTCTGAGTATTCTGTTGCTGATAATGCTTTTTCAACCTTATCGTCTGTATCTAATGTGTCCCAGAAATCGTCGTCTGACATAGATTCTTGCTCGTCTTGCATAACTTCACCGTTTTCGTCTTGTTCTCCTGCCATTTGAGCTTGTTGATATACTTGTATCCATTGTGGATTCAAAATCAAATCATCGTCTGGTAATTCGTCTGGTAATCCGTGTTTTCTACGAGCTTCTTTGTATCCCATAAACGAACTAACTTTACTGATATCCAAATCAACTTCAGATTTTTCATCATCAACATCAACACCAACAAAAGCAAACTCAAAATTCTCATCAATTGGATTGACCAGCCATTTGTTTATCCAAAACTCAATTGAGTGTAATAATGGTCGTAATCCTTTGTCTTTTGAGTATTTTAACTGCTGTTCGTTATTTGATTCGAATAAAGCTCCTCCTCCAGATGCATTCCCCAGGTTAAATCCTATTTCCTCCGGTGAGATTTTAAAGATTGCACACGCTACTTTGATTAGATACTCCTGCCACTTTGCAAATTGCATATCAGTGTTGTTTTTTTGCAAGTCTATCCATTCCATCTTTTCGCTTTCAATCATTGGAATTTTCCACGCATTCTCAACACCAGCAACCATCGCTGCCCATTGTTGTCTAAATTCTGCAAGTCTATTTCGATTAATTCCTTTCGAAACTTTGAGTAATCCTTTCGGACTACTACCTTGAGAAAAGAACTTTCCGTTATAAGCATCTGAATATAACATCCACGTAATGATGCTTATCAACTCCTCTACTTCTGACTTGCCATATCCGTTTGCACGAATATCTGTTGTTTGATTGCGTACTCCAAAACACAACTCCCACGGATAAAATTCACTTCTGATTACACCATCTATCACTTGAACGTAGCTCGGATAATACCCGTGTTTTTTCTCTCGATTGATACTTGTATTCGGGTTATTTTCATATTCATCGTCGTCCCAACTATCTGCAATGCGGAATGTAGCTCCATCAACAGCAAGATATTCAACTGGAATCCCTGCTCTGTTGCGAACTACTTCAAACGTTGCTTGGTCGAGCGTTAATGCATCGTCAACGATTTTCTTTAAGAAGCTATCAAACGTATCACCGTGCCAACTATTCGCTTTGTCACCTCCGTTGAGCAAGAAATCAGTTATTTGTTTGATTTTTTGCTTATCGGTAGATGTTAATTCTACTTCGTCGCTTGTATAGTATTCTTGCTTTTTGCGAATAACAAATCCTGTTTCATATTTGTTTTTTTGTGGACGAGCAAATGCTGCTACTTGTGCTTGACGCGTTGTGATTATCGCTTTTATAATTGGAGTTTTTGCCATTCGACGTAATGTTGTGAATGACAAAGAAAATGATTTATGTTTATATCCTACTGCATCGTTCCATTGATTCGGGTCTATCAACTCTGATTTAAGTCCGGATGATTGTCTTGACTGTATGTCTTGCCAGTATGATTGTGCTTTCAAAAGAATGTCAGGATTGTCACTTTGAAATGCTTTTTCTAATATTTGACCAGTCTGTATATCAAGTTGATGACGTTGTTGTTGTAATTTATCGAGCTCTGTCGATACATCACTTTTAACGTCATCGCTTTGTCCAGCCGTTGATGTGATTACGTAGTTGAAATACATATTATAGTCCGAGTACAGTTGCTTGTCTGATTGTTAATTGATAGGATTTTGAGTCGTTGATTCCTCTTATCAACGTATCCAACTCAATGAGCTGTTTTTGACGGTCAATTATTCTACGAACAATCTGGTCGTGTTCTCGCATACATTGAGTTTGTTGTTTATCTTGTTGAGTTGGTAGAGACGATATTGATTCGCTATCAGCAATCACTTCTGACGATTTTCCGTATATAGCAATGGTTAGCGACATTCTATCGTCATACGGCTCTAACCAATATGTAGGAATAGATTCTGTTGGTTTTTGTCCACATTGAGCTATCTTTTGTTCAAGTTGAGTTGTAAATCTACTTATCTCTACTTTGATATCTGCAACGTTTTCTTGTAACCTTTGTTTTATCTGTTTTCCAGACTTTTTTAGAAAAATCTTATTATCTCCGTATTGAAAGGAGTCGATGATATTACTTTTGATAATTTCATCTCGTTTTTTAGCGTTTGGAAATTGCATCGATGTAATTTTTGTATAAAGATACTAATTTTTCTAATAACCTGCCACCGACGAGATGATTGGTTTGTTCTCGTCTTTATCCCATAGAATTTTCTTAGTTTGACGTGTGATGCGTTGGATTGTATTTACTTTACGAGCTAACTTGCTATCAAACACAGCATATATTTGCCATTGTTTGTATTTACCGTTTAGTAATTCAACTAATGCTTGTCGTATGTTGGTTGGTGCTGAATTATCATAAGTTACGGTAAGGTCGTGTAGTGTATATTTAACATCAGACACAGCTACTTGTACAATTACATTTCCTTCATTATCTACTATATTATATAGTGTTGATTTCGATTTCTTTCCAGATACTACATCAAATGCTATTGCTGTTAGATTCATTGATTATTTGTTTTGCAAGTTTTGTGAATTTCTTTTTAGCGTTTTTCATATTTAACGCTTGAACGTATAGCATTTTCGGGTCATAAGTTACTTTATGACTGACCTTTCTCGTCCCCTTATCAAAATCTGGTTTGACGACAGTTTCGTCGAACTCTACTTTCGATATTCTACCAGTCTCAATGCTCATCTGAAACAACGTTAGTCCCTTACGTAATCGTATAGACCCTATGTGCTTTTGTTGCTTCTTTTGTTCTGCTTTTTTAACAAATTCGGTCGGCGTTTTTTCATCGACCACTTTTACTCCGAGTTGTTTCATAAGATATTTTTTCTAAACATACTCAATCGTTATCTTTTTTGCAACAAAAAACCTTACAAATTTTCATCTGTAAGGCTCTTGTTAACCAAAAAATAATAATTATGAAAAACTATTTACTTTCCTGATGACGTTTGATTGTCATTTCTCTTAATTCTGCTACTTGTTTTGGAACTTTAACAACGTCTCCTACTTTTTTACCTTGACGCTTCAATTCTCCAACAGCATCGAGCTCAAAATCCAACTCAGTTAATTTGATTTCGACTAACTCTTGTGATGTTATTTTCTTGTTGAGTAGGTCGTTTTTTGTTGCTTCAAGCATTCCGACAATATAGACATCATCAACAGGTTGTCTTGTATTGATTCCTATTGTCATTTCTCCAGTTTTCTTTTGAGTGATTACTATCTTTATCACTTCATCTTGTGCTAATTCTACTTTTGACATATTTACAGTTTTTAAATTTTGTTAAATATACAACTTTAATATGTTTTACACAACAAAAAATCCCCACCGAAGTGGGGATAAGTTCTCATATAGGTGCCTTTTAACGCTCCACGAATCCTTACGAACTCATATAGGTGCCTTTTAACGCTCCACAATCCCGAAGGATTATATAGGTGCCTTTTAACGCTCCACGAGAGATGTCTTAAATAGGTTTATATGATATTGTTTTTGCACCGCCCTGGCCTATATTATGTAATCCAAACATCCAAAATTTATATAGGTGGTCTGTTGTGTAAATTTGTTTTTGAGTTGCTTTATCTATTGCAACGATTCGTAATGCAAATCGTTGTCCTTGATAGATTTTCGTGTTTCCTTCGTCTATATAATAATTTCCTCGCTCTCCTTTCATTGAAGGGAAGTCGTCTTTAAAATATTTTTCTTGATGAAAATCGAATGAAAATGACGCCGACGGAATGTTGAATTTATTTGGTCTTTGTGCTACACTTGCTACGTTTGTGTCGTGTTTCCATCCTGCACGTCTTTGTCTATCGTTTTTTACTCCTAAATACTCATATCGTCTCCACCTATCAACAGCAATCTTAATATCTATGTCGTCTGATTTCAATTTTTTGACGATATCGAAATTTTTAATCAATAAAGAAGGTAATAGTAAGTTAATTTCAGGAGTGCTTTCGAGTTCTTTGTAATTTTCTTTACTCCACTTCATTTCAATCTCAATATCGTTCAACTGCTCATACATTCCTCCTGATATACTATCAATGATGTAATTTAAAGCACGTTCGTTGTTTTCAGACAATTCTTGTGTTGTTGCTGCCGTTATTGACGAAATTGCTGATATCGTATCGGTTATCTTTTTTATCAATTGCTTATCTGCCATCAAATTATCGTTTTACTACTACAATTATTTGAACCTTTCCTTGAGTTGACCAGTTGACATTTGAAATGTCTAATAACAAATATCGTCCTGTAATATCGTTACCCAAATCATATTTTGCAGACATATTATCTGACATTGTGATTGTACTGGTCGCAGATACCTGGTCTGCTTGTCCGAGAATATTGCTCTGTTTTATCACAATTTGTCCTGATTGTCCAGAAGTTGCTTGTGGAAGTACTTGAACAGATGCTTTGCTAAATCCTAACATATCTACAAACAATTCTCCTCCTGCAAATCCGTCAGTCAAGTCGATATCAAATATCACTTGTTTTGCAACATTAGTATCGTGATGATGTATTTTGTGTTTTTTTATGGAACCCATTGTGATTGATTAATGATGTAAATATCTGTCTTTTTTTTCAAATAAAAAAGCGTGCTACATAAATGTAAACACGCTTTTGACCGAGACCTATAACAATGCTGTGCTGATATTGCACTGTTGTAGCAGGGGCCGGACTCGAACCGACGACCTTGAGATTATGAAACTCACGAGCTAACCATCTGCTCTACCCTGCGATGTGTGGAGATGCTGGGATTCGAACCCAGGTCCCGTACAATTTGCAAATCAAAGTTTTATACAGCTTAATAGGGCCGACTGACGTCGTGATTTCCACCAGTTAGTTTTGTGAAAACTAACAAAACGTATTGTTCTCTACGCAGCTATCAACTCTGTTGATGTGTTCATTTTATGAACAATAAATCTGCTTTTGTTACTATTATTGCCAGTTATTTTAATTCACCGTACTTTTTAACGAGAGCTACCTCGGCTGAACTTTGAATTACTCGTTGCAGGTCAATGCCGTACATCCCCATATGTTAATGAACTATTATTTGGAAATTTGGTGGTGTACTCGCGAATGACTACACCACCTTATTTCCTATCAAACACAAAACTATATCAATCCGGTATCTGCTTTATGTTTGATAACCATTGCCGTACTGTTTCTGTTACTTTACACTTCACCACAACGCTCCGTGTAATAACGTTTCTGTTCCAGTTGCTACCAGCTAAACGTGTCTATTGTTGTGGCTCACCACGCGTCGCTCAAGTAGCTAAGAATTAACGGTTGGTTTTCTCGTGTTGTGAGTAGGACTCGAACCTACGACCTCGTCCATATCAGGGACGCGCTCTACCAACTAAGCTATCACAACCCCCATCCACATTTTAACGTCACAGAGTTATCAACTCCCCTTAATCATTTGGATGATTTGATTGTTTCTTATTCAAACGTTGCTTTGAGATGATTTATATAATCAATACTCGTATGCATCGTTTTTGCTATTTGTTCCGGCGTATATCCGATTTTTTCGAATTCTACTACCGATAAATAATCTCCGTATAATTTGGATTGTTCAGTTTCTTGCAACCAAGCATCCTCTCCTTTATCCTTTGTTTTTTGATTTGACATAACTCTCGGTTTTAATTACATTGTAAAGATACTCAATTTATATCTCTTAGACAACGATTTCGATGATTATTTTGAAAATCCTATGTAGTTTTCGAAGTAAGTACGCTGTTCGTCGTCAGTTAAGTCTAATTCTCCTTCCCAATGCTTTTTGTACATCAATGCCTTACTCGCTAACTTGTTCGGCCCTATTTCACTGAGCAATCTCATCGGAAACTGTACTCCATAACCACGATTATTCTCATTATTATAAAAATCCTTAAATGCTTTCTCTGCATCGTCTGCATCTTGTTGCGTTACAGTGTAGCTCCCGATATAAGGATTCTCTGTTATAGTTTTCCCCACAGAATCTTTAAATTTTTGAACAATCCTTTCAACAGCATCTCTTTCGGCCATAAATCCATATCTCATCCAAACATATCCACCCAAATCGATATTTGCACTGACATCGATTTTCTTAACACCAATATTTTTGTATTGCTCATACCAAATTTTGAATAATTTTTTACCAAACCCCTTTCCTTTGAAATTATCGTCTTTGATTTTGAAATATTGATGATATACGCTAATCTTATCTGGGCGACGACTCGCATAGAATTGACGTACTATTCTTACTTTATCATTTTCTATTTCGAATTTAAGATATGTGTCTCCAACGCTATCTACTCCTGTCGCAATATCGAATTCAGTATCGATGTCACCAAAAGATTGTTTAAGTAGATTTTGAGTTTCCGATATCAATTTATCGAAATTGAGTTTACCAAACTTTTCGTCAAATTCGATGTCCTTTAATCTGTCGTTGTATGCTTGTTCTCGCTTTTGCTCAAATATTTCTCCAGGATATCCAGATATATCTGTCGGCACTCCGTTTACGTAGAAAATTACTTTGTGATTTTTTTCTATCTCTCGCTTTCTTTGCCAAGACATTGGTGGTTGGTCCTCAGGTTCAGATTGTCCTTTGTAAATTGAACTCAGTTTTCGTCGTGTACGTTTTCCGTCGTTTGTGACTAATTCCAACCACTCTCCTCGTGGATGAATGTATCGAATTTTTGCAGGTATTTCTTGTGACTTCGTTTTGATTGTCACTTCGTCTCCGACCGATATTTGCGATATGCTTTCAACTTTTGTTAGTCCTGTAGATTGTGGCTTTTTCTTTACTTCTGGTATATGTTTGTGAAACGACATTTGTTTATTCCACTCATTGCTATTTGTACGTGGAAGTTTTAACTGATACCCTTCAGGATATGTATAACTATTACGATTCCCGGTATCAAATAGTTTGATGAATTTTGCTAATATGTAGTCACTACCGATGTCAGTTATTTTGAGATTTCCTTTCATCTGGTATGTGTCACCTGTACTCCATCCTTTGAACTTTGCGTCGATGACATCTCCTACCTTCATTTGATTTTCATACTCATTCTGCTTTATAAATGAAGTCGCTTTTTCGTCATCATCAACTTTTTTGACATATACTGTCTTGACATAAGCTACTCCGTTCTTATTGATGATTTGTCGCTTGACAGGAGTTAAATTTGCGATGTTTCTTTGCTTACTGAGTAAATCGAGAGCTTGTGGTAGTGATTGAAATGCTTTTTCGAGCTCATCTATTGTGTAAAATCTCGGTAAGTCTCCGAGATTTCTCAGAGACTTAGCGATTTGTTTTGCATCTGCTACTTCACCGTCCAGTGAAACGTATTCAGCTAATTTTAGACGGGATTTTATCGTTTTTTCATCCATTGATAAATTTTTTGATAAAGGTACTTAAAATTGATATCTATTCCAACCACTCTATTACTGCTATCCAAAATTGTCCTACAATTACCATTAGTATAATCATCGGAAATATCCAAACAACATATAACATCAGATACAGTAATTCGTGTTTAAATATAGATACTACAATCGGTGCTGTCGCAATCGCTATTTCGATTAATAAAAAGAATACGATTGCTGTGAATGAGATGAGATTGTGAATGTAATGTTTCATTGGTTATTTTATTTCTATCATATTGTCATAATGTGGATATATCGACGATAGGTAGATATATTTGATACTATTCCCTTCGGTTTCTGCTAAAAGTGCTACTGGATGTGACCACGAAAACGGTCTGTATATTGCTGCACTGACCATCCATTCATTATCCACTTTCTTATATGAAGCATATCCGATTACTTCAGAGAATCCACCACTATCGATTCTTTTGGTAAGTAGAGCAACTTCGTCAGTTGGATTTTCAATAAAGTCCGGCAACATTCCTTCTAACTTAATCGAAATTAAGATTTTGTCTTTTGTCCAGGTTATTACCGGTAATTTTCTTTTTACAGGATTTTCCCTTGTTCTTGAAATTACATACATTGTTGTGATTGCGATTACTAAAATCGTCAGTACTAAAATCTCTGTGTTTGTCATAACTATTATTTTTATTGGTTATAGGTTTATTCTCTTTGGTGGTTGTTTCTTGTTCAGACCACTATTGTCGTACCAAGCATATTTCGATATTAGCTTGTTTTTAATCAAGTGTTTGACTACCTTACGACTGTTGATATTTGATTTATATACTACTTCTCGTGGAACCCATCGTTTTGTATCAACTCCTCGTTTCTGAGCGCTGTAAAACGCTTTGTCTGGTGGAACGTCAACAAATACCAATTTAATGTCGTATCCACGTTTTTTCAGGTCACGAATCAGCTTTTCTGCTTTTTGTTGTTTAGATAGTGTAGTATCTATTGTGATGTGATATTTGTTTTCAATAGCATCGTGTATTAATACTTTACTGAGATACGACGATTCACCGTGTACTTTATGTGCTGCTGACTTGTAGTCTTTCTTTATATATTTACTGTATTCGGGTAATTGTTGTTTGATATCATCGCTATTGATGTACACTGAATTCTCGTCGATTTTACCATAAAACTTTTGATATACGTACGTTTTACCACTTCCTGTTCCTCCAGCAAGAATCACTGCCGTAGGTCGTTTTTGGTCAGCAACTTTGTTTTTAAAGAAATTGTCGACTATCTTTTTGTGTAGCTTTACTCTTGAAGATGTCCATTCGTCGTTTATCTTGTACAAATGTTCAGTAGTAGTTTCTCTATACTTCTTTAATTCCGGGTCAACGCTGCCTCCATAAGCAAGTCCTACTCGTTGCAAACGACGATTCAGCCAATTATCTTTGTAATAACCTTTAATCAGATTTTTTACGTCGCTTTCTATTTTGTTTGTGGATTTCATCGAGATGTGGTTTAAGTTGCTTGTAACCTTTCGTCTTGTTGATTTTGTTGATGGATTCGATATCTGGGGTATCGTCCCAGATATCGTCTCTCATCCACTTTGGTGTTTTACTTGTCTTTTTTGAGTTCATCTAATCGTTTTTTCAATTCTGCTGCTCGTAGATAGTCCTCACTTTCTACTGCTGATTTTAACTGAGTTTCTAATTGTTCAATTTGTTGTTGTTTTGTCAGCTGTTTGTCGATTTGTTGTTTCTTTTCGTCAATCAACTCGTTAATCAACGTTAATTTGCTTACATTTGGTGCTACAAAGTCAGCCATCAAACTCTCCACCTGTGGTGGTAATGACATTCCCATTTCTGTTTGAGTGATTTCGAACAAAAAGAAATGTGTTTTTGATGCTGATATCACTTCTGTGAGATAGTCGATTGATTTATCACTTGTAAAGATTGTTAATGTCAATCCTGTCGAACCAACTATTCTACTGTCAAGAATAAATCCTTCTACCAATTCTCCTGCTATTTCTAAATCAGGGATTGGACTGAATCTTGCTAAGAAATATGTTTTAATTGTCATAGGTCTATTTTTATTGAAAGATTTCGTCTTTGTATGAATATAATACGTCCGATTCCTCTACAATATAATAGTCAGTGAATTGACGAATTCCGTTGGCTTTATCAAAGTAACTGAGTTGATGTTTTGTTTTGTCTGCTCGAATGTGGTCTCCTACAGATAAATTCCCCACATATCCATCAGGAAGCTTTTCGATTTGATATTGCATTATTCGTTGACGTGATACGAGTAAATGTCCGCGTCCTACCTTGATGTTGTCTAAATTTAGTTTCATTTGATTAGTTTTTTTATTGATTTCTACACCATAAAGATACTACATAGTTATCTTTTATGCAACTTTTTTCATCAAAATCTTTATAAAAATATAGACAACGAGCAATATCCATAATGTCCCGACAATACCAAATGCAACTGTGAGTAGATTTTCACGATTATTTTTAAATCCACTTTGTGTAGAATAATCGTATTGTAGATGTGTTTTAATCCAAAACCAAGATTCTGCTGCCCAGACTAAATCTCCAGACAGCAGACCTCGGTACAACATACCTACTAACCAAAACAAATGTTTAAACCAATCCATTTGTAATATTTTGTATTTCAGCCGGTTTTTCCGGTTCGATATCAATTACTACCGCATCTGTCCACATAATCGTTTCTGCAACAGATATAGCGTTTTTAACAGCAGATTCTACTACTTTAACTGGGTCAATAACGTTGATTGACATCATATTGTGCTCAGACAACATCTCTTGATTGATGACATCGTATCCTTGAATCGTTCCTTCTGCAAACATTTGTATCAGTTCTGCAACATCGTCATCAGATTCTCCAGCATTATGAAGTATCTGTTCAAAAACACTAAACAATGATTGTGCAACGTGGTGCCAACCAGCATTCGGTTTGTTTTTATTTATCATCGAGATTGCTATCTTGACTAATGCTACTCCAGCACCTTCTACGTATCCAGATTGGATTGCTGCTTTAACAGCATTGACAGCATCGTCAGCTCTGTCTTTTTTCTCTTTTTGTTGAGTTTCGGTCATTCCAGAGATGAATAAAGTCGCTACTCCTGCAGTCAATTGAGCGATTCGTTTTTTCAGCCTTTGATTTTCAATATCAACATCCACCACTCTATCGAGTTTTTCGACGTAATCTTGAATTCGCTCTTTGTCGTCAACAGCAATCACAGTTTCATCAGAAGTGACCTTAATACTACTAACGTTTCCTAACATCGTAGAATTTGCTTCACGAATATCATACCCTTTCGAATTATCGATTATTGTAGCTCCTGTTACAGCAGCTATGTCGTCGAGAATCTCGTTTCTAAATAATCCAAATGACGGTAATGGAATCACTACTGTTTGGACGATTTGACGTTTGTGATTTATTGCTAATGCTGTCAGTACTGTCGGAGTTACATCAGCAACAATCACTAACGGTTTTTGCTTCTCGCGACTGAATTGAAGTACTTCCCTGATATCGTCGAGCGACACTATCTTTTGTTTTGATAATAATACAACAGCATCTTTATGTACTACGTGCTGTTTATTTTCGTCTGTAACGAACATAGATGAAGCAAATCCTCGCTCAAACTTTAAACCAGAAAATACGTCGACGTAATCCTGTAACGAATTAGAATATTCAACAGTGACAACTCCTTCGTCTCCAATTGATGTGAATGCTGTTGTGATTAATTGAGATAGTGATTCGTCTCCATTTGTACTTATCATTGCAATGTTGTAGATGTCTTGTTCGGACCGTACTTGCTTTGCTGATTTTTGTAATCGTTCGGATATGTACTTCATTGCTTCGTCAATTCCAACTTTCGTCTCACGTAGGTTATATGATGTGTCATCCATCAATTTATTTATCAACGATTGAGCTATTACAGTTGCTGACGTCGTTCCATCTCCAGCTAATGCATTTGTTCTTTCAGCTGCTTGTTTCAGTAACATCGCTCCTAAATCGTGATACTGATTTTGGTACCGAATTTTCTGAGCAATTGTTACTCCATCTTTTGTCGAATGTGGTTTATTGTTTTTCCACATCACAACGTTACGACCTCGTGGTCCTAACGTTACTTTCACTACATTTGCTAACCGGTTTATTCCTTGAAGTAGTTGTTTTTGTGCAGTCTTTCCGAGCTTATGTTCGTTAGTTATCATATGTTAACAGTATTTGGTCTTTTTTGATTATTTCTAATTCACTATCTTTGATTCTGACAGTACTTCCACTGAAAACAACTTTTTCTCCTGGTCTGAATTGACTTGATAATTCTGCTGGAATAGCATAAATCACATATTCAACTTTGTCAGGATTGTAAAAAGTTTTTTCAGCATTGACTTTCTCGATTACTATACTGTCGTTATGTAATCGAATTGATGTTTTATTCATTTCAGTTTGTTTTGGCTGATTACAGAATTCTACAAATAATCCAATCAAATCAACGTACTCAGGTCCTGAATAATGTGACTCGTCGTCTTGCTTAAAGTGTAAAATCCACTTTTGACTGTCTTTTGATAAGATACCTTTCTTTCTCAGAAAAGCAATTACACTATCCTTATTCATATTGAAACGTTATGTAATCGCTTCCGTCAAATTGAATCTTTTTCAAACGTCCTTCCTCAACTACCGACGTAAATGTGGTAGTTGAGTTGGAACCGGAATCTGATACTTGACATTGGATAGGTAGGTTGCTTGAAAGATAGAATGCTATATCAATCCCTACTCCCGACCATCGTTCGTTGAAATCACTACATACGTTTATAAATGGATTTTTGTCGTCTGTATATAGATACGTAATTGTTTGTACTACTTGTCCGTTTTGATAGGTTTGTATTGATTGTAGATTGTTGTTATCCCAATTAAAAACCTTTGTTTGAAGTAGTTGTCCGGCATTACTATAACTTCTCTGTTCGGCAATTTTATTGTTGTTTAAATAATATATTTTGGTCAAATTTAACTGATTGTTTTCCTTATATGTTTTGATTATTGAATCAGCTTGATATTGATACGTGATTGTAGTTGTTAGTCCTCCTCCTGATATTTGTTTTTGAATGATTAGACCAGCAGAATCTGTGATTTCAGTCACGTCACTTACTGATTGAAATCCGGAAATCACGTCGTTTGTGTACATCACATTGAATACTTTGTCGTTGTCATCACTGAATACAACTGTCTTCAATTTGATATCGGAATTCTGAGCTCGTTGTTGAACAACGTCGTCTTGTTTTTGACAACTTGTGGTTGTCATTGTCATAATCACTGCTATAATCAGTGTTAATAGGTAAAAAAATCTTGTTTTCATATTGATTTGTTTTTAAAATTAATTTCTTGTTTCTGATTGAACAGTGGCTTTATCCACCAATAACATCTTTTTTCATTCTAATCGATTTAAGGTTGAGTATTACGGTCTTTGTTTATGCAACACTTTTTATATTTCTTTCCACTTCCACAAGGACAAGGTTCGTTTCGACCTATCTTTGGTTCGGTTCGAACTTTAACAAATTTTCCACGAATCCGTCGTGGTGGTGCAAAATAAGGTATGTCACGAGCTATCGGCATTACTTGCATCACTGTTTCTGTGAATTTGCGTAGATAAGCATCGTCTCCTGTTATAATTGCTTTTTGTTCCATTATCCAAATATTTGTTCGGTTGCTATATCACTATCCATCACACTTGCTTGTAATCCTAATGAAGCACTACTTCCAAAACACCTTACTCTCTTATCGTTAGTATTGATTTCGCAAAATCCTGCTGTAACTGGAGCAAGATGTTTAAATTCAGAATGTTGAATTTCAGGTGAGAATATCACGATTCTCTCGTTCCGAAACAACCCTATTCTTATGTATTTTAGTTTTTTCATCGAATGTCATTTTTTCTCTTTACTTCGTCATACAATGCTCGTAACGCTTGTTTTTGAGTGACGTAAATTCTATCGTAGTCTCTTTCAGGTAACTCATCATCAATTCTGTCAATAGCCATCGTATTGGTTGTAGTACAGTATCTGTTTATTCCTCTAATGTCGAATCCTATACGATAGTGTCCTTTACCCAAAAATGTGTGTCCTAAGTAGCGATTCTCTAATTGTTTTGTTGTCATCTTGATTTATTTTTGATTTCTACACCATAAAGATACCCATTTTATATCTTTCAGACAACAGTTTGGTTATTTATTTTGATTCAGGTGTCCGTCTGCTGACGCTTTTAGTCGTTTTTCAATCCACATTGATACCGTCATTCCGTACGTACTTCCAAGTACTGTTCCAACAATATATGGAATGAATAACATAAAGCTCATATCACTCAATACCAGTTCTCGAAATGTCAAAAACCAAATTGAGTTACTGAATGTTGCTGCTATCAGGTGGTACGTTTTGTTGTTTCGATTACGGGACCTACTTACCACACTAAAACTTACACTTTGAATAAATGCTAATATTAAAATCTTTATCATTTTGTTATATATATTTGTGAATCTGGATGTTGACGACAATTGTTAAGATAGTCCTCAACGAATTGTAATAAGTCGTCGTACGTTCCCCATCCATTTTCTGGTTGATATTTTAATAATTTGTCTTTTTTACGTTTTAATTTTTTTAATCCTTTCTCAAGGTATGGAATTGCTTTTTCAGCAGTATCTACACCGAGCTTTTCTGGTTTCCACATCACTTTATACAATTTTGCTTTCTTAGCCATTTTATTTAGATTGTGAGTGATGTTTCTCTCCCATACTACATCATCATAAATAACACATACGTTATTATCTCCACACCTTTGTGGTTGGTAGAATAGTTCAATTGATAAGCTCATTATCTTATGTATTTATTTAGATTGATTTCTAATTGTTTGTGTACTGATGGAAATAACGACCTAAGCTCATCGTCGAACTTACGTTGGTTGATATCGTCATATTTCGAGTATCCGTAATAATGATAATATCCGTGTCTTTGTTCCCAGCTTCGCTGGGCTTTTTGAGTCATTCCACTTGTTAGAAATTTTGGTTTGATTCCGAGTTTTTCTAATCCTAAACGAATCCCCCATTGCTCAATTACAGCATTCGGGTCGAGTTTGTTTTGGAGAAATTTATATCCAAGTGACTTCTGACTTTGACGATATAGTAGTAGTGTTTCATCAACACTTTTAAGTACTTCTCGAAACATAGCACTGTTACCAACCGATATGATTCCACAATTGACACACCACATATCGCTCGGTTGCCACCACTTAATCGTATCGTTTTGTCTTATCTGACGAAACATACTCAACCAAGGAGTGTAATGATGATGGAAGTTTTCAGTTTCGTATCGGTCGAACATCACTTGCTCAGTAGAGAGTTCGATTGGTTTTCTCATCACAAAGTCAGCATCTATATGAACATACGAACCTATTTGATGACGAATTGTGTTAATTTTTGTCATAGCCCAAACGTCAGGTGGGACCGGATTGTCTATCAATACAGTTTCTACTGGTATTCCTTCAAACATAGCTAATGTCAACTCATCTCCGTAAATCACAATATCGTGGTACCATTGATTGGTCCAGCTCACAGACAAAGCAAATAGTCGAAACGTCTTTTCCAACACTTGTTTCGTATCCTTCATTCCCCATCGAGCATTTCGTAATGCTGCTGTATCCATACTATATATTATTCTCATAAAGTCGGTAAAATGTTAGTCGTTTTTGGTGCTTTCTTTTTCTGTGGTCACTAATTGGTAGTGTTAGTGCTTTGCTATGTTGTTGTTTTCGTTCGTCGCTTGATTGATGACGAATTTTCCAACATCCCTTATCATACAATACCGTTTTCTCTTTGATAGGTTGCTTCTTGACAAAGATATCGACATTACATCCATATATAAATGTGTAATATTCGTCTATCACATTTTGTCGGTAAATTCCTTCTACCTTTCGTAAGAAATAGTGTTTTTGTAATACTTTGAGTTGTTGTGGAGTAATCGTGATATCGACGTCGTGTGGAACGAAGTATTCAGTTTGTTTACATATATTGAGATAATCAGCTATCGAACCAGACAATATGTATTCGTCTGAAAATAGCTGTTGTAAAACAAACAACGTTGTTTTAATCTCTAATGGTAGTCGGTTTATTTCAATTGCTGTGTTATCCATCTGTACATTATACTTCGGTAAATTTTTGTTTGGTCATCTTGTGATAATTCGTGGTCAGTTAGCTTCTTTGCTCGTTTAATCGTTCGACACGATAGGTTCTCTCGTACATATATCAATCCAGCGTAATCTGGTACCTCGTTTTTGTCAACCATTCCTTCTGGTACGACATAGTAGAATTTGTATATCTTTCCTCGGTACCCATTCGTCATTCTACTGTGTTTTGGTTTCTTTCTATCTTGAAAGAAGTCAGACCTACTGATTTTCAACTCGTATTCAATCAGTTTATCTTGTTTAGTCACTACAAGGAAATCAATCTCGTGTTCTATCTGACTCGTTCGTAACGATACTATTTTCTGATGAAATTGGTATTGTATCATCGCTTTCTCCAATTGACGGGTAGAAAGCTTGACAAACTGACGCTTTAACTTGTTGTTCGATTTTGGTTTTTTGTTCATTTGTTAATCTTTCAACTATATAATGGTCCCTCCACTCAATCTGACATTTGGTACCTACTTTTCTAAATTTCAATATCCATCCGTCGTATAGGTCACAATCTTGATATGTTGTCCATTGTGTTTTCATTTTTGTACATTTTCAACTCTTGCTTGTGCTTTTTCAACATTTCTCTTACGCTCACGTAATTTCATCATTAGTCGTTGTTTTGTTGTCATAGCTTGTTTTTTGACGGTAGGTTCGGGTTCGTCCCACTTTTGTAATTCCAGGTTGGTGTCCCCTGTTTTATGTTGTTGTTTAATCTTATCCCAATTATATACCATTGAGCTCGGAAATACAACTTCATCTTGTTCGTCATCGGGACGTACAAACCCACTGTATTTTGCATAGTAGGAATTATGTAACCTACTTATAAGGAACCTGGGATTGATATTCATTCGAGCAGCCACCCTTGCTACGATGATGTCGTTGATTGTCAGTCCCTTCATCACTTCATCCTGAATGTGGTGGTTGATAGTGATTTCAAGTTGAGCTGTGATATTGTGGTCTATCTTGATTCGCTTGTCTTCTACTTCATCACGAATTGCTCGTAATGTCTGAAGCATTAGTTGGTAGTCAGATTTGCTTTGAGTTTGTTCGTACTTATGTTTTCTGCTGGTGTACATATATACCAACTCCTCGAGACGTCCCTTCTTATGAGCTAACCTAATATCGTCGATTTTCTGTTGGAACCTACTTTGAGCTTTCTTTATTTCCTTGTGATGACGCTTCTTGAAATTGATTAAAGTGCTTATAGGGACATCGTATCCCCATTCAACTGTGATAATCTTATGTACTTCCTCGTTGGTCAGCATTCGTCCGAATAATGCAACTATCTCAGCTTGTCTCTCGTCGAGTAAACCTATATTGAGTTGATTGACGAAGTTCGATTTTCTAATACCGAACGCTTTGTGTTTGAGATTGGTAGCTTTGTTGTGTATTATCTTTACTGCTCGTACACGTCTGTTGATTTCATCTTGTTCGTCTAATGGTAGGTGTGTGATTTGTTTTGCTATTTGTGCAATTGGACGAAATGGGTCTATCACTAAATTGTTATCACTCGTTTGTATCAGTCTTTCTGGATAATGTAGTGCAGGCATAGCCTGGTATTTCTGCCAAGCATCGTATGCAATTTTATCTTTTATTTGACTTTCATCAAGTAGGTTGCTCATAGGGTGTAGGGACTTAATATCACAAAGATAACAAAATTATATCTGACTAACAACACTGTGATTCGTAGTGTTCACACTGTGATATCAGATTGAATTGTACTTCAGGTTGAAATATCTGTTTTGTCTTATCACAATGTACAACTACTTCTCTGTCAGTATGATTTGTTGATTTTGTTAGATTTGATAAGTACTCTATCCAGTCCTGAAATGAGACTGTAACTCGTAGGTTACTACACACTAAACACAAGGAATCAGGACTAAATAGCCCTGATTCGATGAGTAATTTGTTTTGTTTTACTTGTTTTTTCTGTTTTGCCATTTTGAACTGAGTTTATATACTTCAGGATTTCCGTGTTGTTTTTGTAGCTCAGTACTTTTATCTGCTCCTGTTTGGAATGTTAAGTTTGATAAGTTGTTGTTCAATGTATCTCCATCGATGTGAAGTGAATACCAATTTTTATATGTTTTCTTTCGATATTTTTGTTGAACGGTTACTTTAAAATCCTCCCATCCTACGTAGAATGCCTTTAGTACTTCACGTGCTACTTGATATTTACGTCTTTTACCTCTACACGTTACTTCAAATGCGAGATATCCGGGTTTTGATTCCCATAGTCTCATTTGTTTTCCGTCGTGTTTTCTTTTTACATTACCTAAATTCGAAATCAGATAATCACCACAGTCACTTACTGGTCTGTAGATTTCGATTTGGTGTTGCGATTTTGTTAAGTCGGATTTGTTTTTTAATCTCGGTTTCATAGTGTATAATTTTTATTGATTTCTACACCATAAAGATACCCTACTTATATCTTTTATGCAACGATTTTTGTAATTATTTTTTCCAAATCAATCTATCAGCCAATAAAAGTTTGGTTATATTATGAGCAGGCTGTATTTGTTTTGGAGAGTGTTCTTGTATATTGTTCTTACTAATCCTTTCTCCTTTACTATTTATTACAATAACTTCACAATCTTGCTCTAAGCTGAAAAACTGAACGCAGTTTGTTGAGAAGCTATCGTTCCTACTCAATCCCTCTATGTAAGACACTTCTGTTCCGTCAGTAAAATCCCAATGAATCGTTATTATTCGGTCACTTTGTGGCAACATCTCTCCGAGTAAGTCGATTTCTCCGTGTTCCGATATTTGGTCGAAGTGTTCGTTAACTAATTTCAGTAGTGCTGAGTGCTCGTCTTGTGCTTGTATTTCAATCACGTTGGTGTTTATTAAAAATCCGTATGTTTTCATTGTCTTAATGTTTTTCGTTCTTGTAGCCAAATGTCATACTTACTGTCCTTATTTTCAAAATCTTTTTCAGACTCCGACATTATTTCATCCAACCATTCATCTGCTACATCGATAGGGTCTTTTCCGTTTTGCCAATCGTCGTACCAGGTTTCTTTTAAAAAATTTCCTTTGTATCCTTTATTTTGACAAGTACTGACAAATACGTCGTACCACTCTTCATATGTTTCGTGTGTTGGTTTCATTTTTCTTTTGTTTTTTATAACATTCTTTACAAGCTAATTTTACAGGAGTGTCCCAGCCTCCAAAAGCTACTACCGTCTTTTTACAGGTATCACATCTTAATAAAGCCATATCTAATTATTTTTGAAATACGTCATCATCTATCAACGATTGTAAATTTTGAATCAGTATGTATGATTTTTGTGGTCCAAATGATTCAAATAACTCACGCGCTTTCATATTCATTTCGTCATCAATTTTCTTTTGCTCGTCTTGATTTATCATCATTTTATCACTCATCACTACTCCTCTTTTATCAAGAAACGGCTTACAACAGTACTTTTGTGCAGTTCGTTTAGCTGCTTCATTGAGCTGTTCATCACTTAAAACCGGAGTTTGTTTGTTTTCTAACTTTGGTCCTAATGTGAATAATGTCACAACAACTCTTTTTCGCTCCTCTACTGGTCCAGCTACAAATAACTGTAAGTTGTGTTGTAGTGCTCTCATTCGTTCTGCAGTATAATTGTTCTTGAATATCACATATGCGACGTTATTGATGATGTCTATTGTATTACCAATTTTTTCTCCAGTTTGAGATACTACTTCATATTGTTTTCTGTTATATACAACTTCGTAAGGTAACTTGTCTGATGGAGCTATTTCGATGTTAATTACTTGTTCGTATTTGGTAGTCTCGATGTAGTGATGTGATATCATCCAATTAAACTGTGGAATCTTGTCGTAAATCGCTGCTTTTTTGTAATCTGACGTCCACGTACTGTCTCCTATGTAGTAGTGCTTTTCTCCGTTATGTACTTGATAAATTGTAAATTTCATAACTTATTTCTGATTAAGTTTAATATTTGCCTCTTTTACTATCACATTATATATCCCTATCAAAATTACGATGGCAAAAATTCGTCCAGTAACTGTCCACTTCGGAATTATTTCATACCATTGAAAATTCCAACTAATGAAAGATATTACTAAATATAATATCAATAAGGTTCTGATGAGTAGTGTGATGATGAGTAGTGTTTTTCTGATTTCCATATTTAGTCAATTAATTCGTCCATATTTACATTTGCTTGCTCAAATAGATGAGATATTCTTTCAAATACTCTTTCTACTGTTTCTGGGTCATTTCTTTCGTCGTGCAACATTTGCTTCTTAACATTAAATTGCAAGTCGAAAAGTACGTTTGCCATATCATTGGCTTTTACTTGACGCTTTAGGTCTTTGTATTCTTTTTCGTCGAATTCCAGTGTTAGAGTTGTTTTCATTCGGTTTATTTTTAATATTACACTCATCACAAGGAATAAGTTGATTCATTCCTGATGTATCAATATAGTGACATTGTAAATTGTTGGTTGTGTAGGGACATCTCATTTTGTAAGAATTTTTGTAGCCACTTTGGCAGTTCTACATATCCTAAAGTTGTGCTAAATCCACTAACAATCGTACCGAATCCAGAATCAATCACTTCGATTTTCAATCCTCTGTACGAAGTTAACTTCATCTCTACTTCCTTATCTTTATGTATCAGCGGAACATCTAAATTATTGATAAAAATCTTTTTTACCCGCTCGTTCGGAAATAATATTACTTCCGGAGTTTTACCCAATTGATGGAGTAGATTTATTTGCTCGTCGATGTATTTTGCTATATTCATTTCAAATCTATTTTAAATGTTAGTATATCAGTATGGTTTTGCAACTGCTTCAAGTTGTTGATGAACACAACTGCTGTGTCACGATTCACTGAAATCACACTATATCCAGTATAAATAGACAAAAATTCTATGTTTTGAATCTTTTCGTGTTTAAAGTGGATTATCACTTTTTGTTCGTTCAAATATACAGCTACTCGATTGTTTTTTGATTCTGCATAATCTAATCCTATCGACTGTGTCCAAGGGTCATTATCGATTTTTATCAGGTTATCTTGACTGTCATATTGGAGTCGGATACTGTATCCAAACAACCAACGAAGTATTCGTTTTATCATTATTTTAATATTTATATTCATCTGAGTAAGGAATTACCCTACGCTTTGTTTTAATATGTAAATCTAATTCTAATCTATCACAAGTATTTAGTTGTGCTTGTGTAGGATGTTTTTCACTAATATATGCTACGTGATATATTGTACTTCCTACTAAAATCCATCCTAATTGTGATAATACGTCCTCAGGATATTTGACTTGTGGATGTATTCTATGAGCTATTTCATAATGAACGCTCGTTATGTCAGTTAAATCAGTATTGGACGGTAGTTTGTGGATTTTTCCTTGTCTATCAATCCAATACTGATTTTCTAATCTCCAACTATCGTAATTTATATTCACAACTCATCGGGTCTAAAACTCCGTATTTATTTGTTTTTGTACGTGACGGGTCTGGCCATCCAAATTTACAATATCCGTCTTTGACCCACCATTCTCCTGTCGTTCCGTCCGTAAAGTGTGCTGTTTTGACTACCGTACTTCCTAAGACATCTGTAAGATACAATATGTGCTCTCTTTGCTTGAACTTCCAATATTCCATATCTTGTTGATGAAATTCCTCCCAACTATCGTGAGTATTCATCATTTTCAATTTAATGCCTACTTGTTCAAGTATCTGTGCTTGTTGAAATGTTAAATATAAATATTCAACTCTCGCATCAGGAATTCCACTACCTTCAACCGATATCACTTCCCATCCATTAAACGAAAATACTGTTTTGCGGTCTAACACTTTACCAGTATTCGAAACTCGTGATGGTTTAGTTTCTCTTTTTAACTTGTCATTTTGAAACAAACAAGTCGGAAATTCTAAAATTTGAAAACGTGCTTTCATATCTTTTTGGTTTTTGATTTCTACACCATAAAGATACTACATAGTTATCTTTTAGACAACGATTTTTACAAAAATTTTAAGATTTATGCATATAAAATTGCTTTTCGTCCTAATTCCGGGTCAATTATTATAACCTGAGATTCGACTTGTCTGCCCATATATCCTTGTCCTTTGTGCCACCAATCATCAACATCACTCAAAGATGACAATCCTATTCGTTGTACATTTCCGTTTAAATCTCGAGTACTTCCGACGTGTTCGTGTCCGTGAAATAGAATGTATTTTTCTACATCCATCACATTAATTCCGTGTTGTTTTGCTTCTGCAAGTATTAATTGATGAATCTTGCCTTCGAGATTAGCTATCGAACGCATCTCATCTCCGTGAGTTGCTATCAAACATACTCTATCGTACTGAACATATGTTCTGTTATCGTAATTCGTCACCACACTAACTCTTTCATCGTCTCTGTAATAGATTTCCAAAAACGATTGAAGTGCTATCGATGTTTCGAAATCGTGATTTCCTTTAACTGGTAGTAGTGTAATTGGAGCTATTTGTTTGTAGAAGTCGATGATGTCTATCTGAATTTGAATGTAGTTTTTCAGCTCTAATCTCCACAATCCATCAGTCGCTTCGTGTTGTGTAGTTCCTTTAGTTGTTGTATGATGTGTTCCGTCAACGTGAATATTATCATTTCCTACCATTAAAAAGAATCTTTCTGGACGTCCATATCGACTTGTTTCGCTTGCTAATCTTTCTGTGTGAGACTTGATTCGTTTTATCGCGATTTGACGGTCGTACGTTATCTCTCCTCGATGATTGTAGCATAGTTTGAGATAATGCATATCTGATAGTCCGATAAACGCTGAAAAACGATAATTTTTATCTGGTAATCGTAATTGCGCTGTCGATATCTGTCTTTCTCTAAGTTCGATTGTAAGTGCTTCGATTGATTCTAATAATGAATTTTCTAATGTCCACCACTTATTTGCAGCATCAACTGTCTCTTTCCACTTTTGTCGTTGAGTTTGCTTGTAAACCTTTCTTTTTAGTGTTTGGATATTTTCCTCTACTGCTTCATCGACTGTTTTACCTAATTCAAATTCAATATCTGTTTGTGGTGGACTCGCTTTACTAAACCCGTGAATTTTTGCATATTTGTACACAGCTTTGGTATGTGGAAAGTCAAATTCCATAGCCACTATTGCAGCTGTTTCTCCTTCTCCGTCGTGTACATATTTACGTTGGATTAGTTTATGTCTATCGAGTGAGCATATGTAACTTCCGTACTCACCTAAATCAGTTACAATTGTCTTATCGGACCAATTGATGACGTAACCGTCTCTCATTTCCAATCCTGTTTTGATTGTAGTAGGTTCAGGTTTCTGACTTTCGAGTTTTTTCCATACACCCACCACCTTTCTAATGTAGTCTAATGTATGTTGTAGTTTATGTTGTTCTATCAGTAGTTGTGCGATTTTACGGTCGGATGTGTTGGGGTTTTCTTGTACTATCTTACTGATGTAGTCTGATAGTTGTTTCGCTTTATTTTCGTATTTCATTCTACTGAATAATTTGACTGAATATCAGTAAAAAATGCGACTTAACAAAGCCGCATTCGATTGATTATCAGTAAGATAACTAAGTCTTATCTCTTTTTACATCAAAATTTGATATTGTTTTTGGTTTTGGATTATCGACATATTCTTTTATTGCCCTGGTTTTTAGTCGCTCGAATGCAATTTTTGCTTTCAATAACGACTGTTGCAATGCTTCATCTGAAGGTGTCTTTATATACCATAACTTACTTTCAATCTCATTACTCATCTCTTTGTTTTATTACTATTTATGTAAATCAATTTGTTTTTTGCACGAGTAATTGCTACATATAATAAATTACGCTCTTGTTTGAGCTGGTCCTTTGTTGTTGCATATTTACTCGGAATCAGATTGACGTCGAGTATGAATACATTGTCTGCTTCCAGTCCCTTTGATTTGTGAATTGTACTTAATACTACACCTTTCTTTTCATTGTCTGAAAACAGTCTTTCTAAAAATGCAATCACTTGTCCGACCGTAGCATATTGTTCTGCTATAAAAAATAGTACATCGATTTTGTCAGATAGATTTCCATACGAAGGATGATTGGTTACGTTGATTATTCCTCTGTCTTGTAATTCTTTTTGTTTATCTGATAATTTTGCAAATAAATATGTATTCATCTGTCCAACCGTAGTGTGTGGCGGTAGTGGTTTTATTAGTTTTATCAATCCCTTTCCTATGTCCTTTCCTTTAATAGTCGCTTTCATTCCATTCGCCAATAATTTAAAGTACACATCTACTAACGGACGAACATTCCTACATATTACCATATCTCCTTCTTGAATCTCATTGATTTCTCCTACACGAACAATTCCAGGTGGATTTTTTTCAAATGGTTCCATAATGTTATAAACACGATTTGCTTTATCTACAATTCGTGTTCCACATCGATAACAGATAGACAACGGCATTTGTTTCACATTCGGTTTTTCTAAGAATAAATCAAACGATTTGCTATGTGCACCAGCGAATCCATATATTGATTGATATGGGTCTCCGACAGCAACAAATCTTGCTCGATTTTCGTTTATTAGTCTATCAATCAACTGATGTTGACAAGCATTAAGGTCCTGACATTCGTCGACAAATACTAACTTCGGTTGTAGCGCTAATCTAATTTGCCTATTCGTTGCTGGAATATAAATCATATCAGTGAAATCTATCATTTCAGGATTTTTATTATATTCATCTATCTCTCTCATCAAATCAATCGACTTGCTTATTTCATCATTGGAATATTCTACTCCAAGCTCATCAGCTACCTTACGTAAGTCGTCAGCATCCTGACATAGGGTCAATCTATATAAGTCGACAAGTTGATGTACTGTTGTCATTGTTCTAACATATTCGCTCGGCTCTATTTGCCAACCAAGTTTTTTAGCTAATTCCCACGGCTTATTTGCTTGCACTTTTATGTTACGACGAAAGTGTCGCAACAAAGATTTCATTCCAAGAGAATGTATTGTACTCACTGTTACGTTCGGCTGACTTACCTTACTTTCGATTTCTTGTTGAATACTTTTGTTAAATGCTAAGAATGCTGTTGGTAAATATGTTCGTTTTAACAATTGTAAGAGCGTACTAGTTTTACCACTTCCTGCAACGGCACTTACTACCAGATTATGATTGGTAGTGTCAAATTCATCATATATTGCTTGTTGGTATTTACTCGGCTTGAACATTGTTTCTGTCTTTTAAATAATTATTCATCAACTGATTCATTCTTATATCAATTTGTTTATCTATTTTTTCAATCAACTGTTGATTTTTAGTACTGATTGACAAAAACGAAAATTTTCCATCTTTTATCATTCCTCGAATAGGTTGATTTGTAATGATTCTAACTTTTAATGTTTGTAAATGAGTGATTTCACTATCACTCAAAATTAATTCGTTAAGTTGTTGTTGTGTCATTTTTCTCGGTTTTTTGTAATCGTCCTTTGTTTGCTAATTCATCAGCAAGTTCATTGTATTGATTCCCATTGTGCCCACGAACCCAATGTAAGTGAACAAACTCATCCATTCCGTGTTGTTGATATAATTGGTAAAATTGTGTCCATAAATCCATATTCGCTTTTTGTTGTCCTCGAGATATCCAATTGAACAGCCATTTCTTTTCTACTGTATTGACGACGTACTGATTATCAATGTGAATATGAATTTGATAACGTTTTCTTTTTTTAATCAATTTCAACGCTGTGATTAGTGCTAAAATTTCCATTCTTGCACTGGTGGTATTGATGTACTTACCGTCGTAATGAGTCTTTGTGTGAAGTTTTCCGGCTTTATCTTTATACATCATAACAACGCCAATTCCCCCGGTTTTTTTGCCGGTTCTATTATCTGCACTTCCGTCTGTATAAACTGTTATCATTCTGTAGCAAGTATTGCTGTGACTACTTCCAGTGCTTCTTGACTTAGATGTTGTAAGTCTTTATTGTTTTGAATCGGTAGAGTGTCCCATCCATTAAAGTCTTTCAGTTCAGTTTCACTTCGATGATTCATACTGCGCGAATCATAATTTTCAGAATTGAATTCGCGATGCACTTTAAACTTGTACACATCAACAGAATCAATTTCACTGCAACAAAACTGTTCGTTCAAAAATCTAAAATCCGGAATCAAAATATTGACAGTTCTTACTCTATGAAAGTGTTGATGTTGAATAATGCTCTGTACGCTTTTCTCTAATGTTCTTTTCCAAGTATCTTTATCAAAATTGTCGCGCACTGCTTCTGTAGCGAATTTTTGTAGCCACTGTCCTAATGTCATATTCCACTCTTTTAAGAACGTATTTTTTTGTTTGTGAGTGAAATCATATATTTCATTGTTGTACACATTTTGATTGTGTTTAATTCGTTTAATTCCTGTCAGTCTTTCTGCAATGAATTTCAATTCGTCAGCAAAGTGCAATTTGTAGTTTTCGGACAGTGATTCGTATCGTTTAAAATGCCCTGCCATCATATCAGCGAACGTATCTTTTCCAGACTGGAATCCACTTCCGTTTATAAGAATAACTCGTGTTTTCATAAAAATAAGATTTTAAAAAAGCCACACAAGCACGTGAATGAATGTGTGGCTTTGGTGTAGAAATCAACTAACCGATAACCGTATATCCGGCTTGTTCGAATAGTTCACGTGCTTTATTTTTAACCGCTTTTTCATTAAGAAACTTGTTGAGTTCCTCATTGAATTTATCTTTTACCAATTGCATCGTTTGTTTACGATTCAATTTACTAAGGTCAATTTCGTTTTGCAATGTCGATTGATTGGTTCCGGCACTAACTTCAGTGTCAATCGATTCAGCGTCCTTAGTCAATTGTTTAGTCGCTTCGTATGCTTCCAAAATTCCAGCAGCTTTTTTCAAAATACTACGTTTGTTTTTTGGATTGTCAGTCATTTTAGTTCCTGTTTGCTGCTCTACATATTTCATTATATCTTTCGCTGTCATTGATTTCAATTTTTCAATGTAGGGATTGGTCTCAACTACTTTCAGTTGTTCAATCGGTTTGGCTTTGACATATTTGACTTTTTTACCCGTTCCAAACGACTTGTTCGCTTTCGATTGAGCTCGCATTTTTTGTTCGGTTTCTACGTCTGGAGTTTTGATAAAATCACTCAATTTAACGACTTGAGAATCGCTATGTGATTTTGTACTGTATCCCATCACTTGATAACGACATACTCGCATTTTAGTGTTGTTGTAGTCAGTAGGAACCGATACTACGTCAGTTGGATTGACAACACACTTAACGATAATATCTTGTCCGTACCATTGACGTACGTAATCCGGAGCACCAACGTGAAGTCCGAATGAGCAAGTTCGATTTGGATTGTCGTCAACTTGTTCTCTCGGCATCTCAACAATCATACCAACACTGTTGTCAACTTTTCCTGTGTACGAATCAACCAATTCTCCTGGCAATCCTCCTGGTTTTTGAGATACTCCTTTCTCAACAACGATATCTCCTTGTTCAGTCAACGGAATGTTGTTGTGTAACATAAATCCGTACAATTGTTGTTGACTTTGTTCACTCGGATTTTTACGTAATTTTTTCCAAAATCTAATGAGTGGCAAGAAATCTCCACCGGATTTTTCTAACTCGAGTAATTTTTTAACAATCACATCAGGAATCGGCTTGTTATCACCTTTCAATGTGACTTTTCCGGAATTAACTTCGAACAAGTTATTGCTGAATTTCTCAATACGAGATTTGATGTCTAAAAACTTACCAATTAAGTTTTTTTCATCGCGATTGAGTAACATTTCTGCAACTTGTTGAAACAATTGTTCATCCTCTTGTCTTTGGATGTTTACTTCTTGTCCTTCGTATTTAAGGACGATAGTGTTTTCGCTAATTAAACCTTTGATTTTCATAATACTTATTTTTAAGTGAGATGGGTATCTCTGTTATTATTACATTACAAAGATACCCAATCTATATCTTTTATGCAACAGTTATTTGATATTTTTTTATTTCTTTCTGCATTTTTTCAATTGAATCATTTGATGTTCTGATATAATTGTACAACATTGAGTTATCATCCAAACGTTTTTGAATTTTTGTTCTCAGTCCTTTGAAGTCAAATTTTAGTTTGATATCATCTATCTTAACTCCATTGAGTTGATTATCTACTTTGAAATCATTTTCGATGATATGTCTCATCGATTTTGGTAGTAATTCAGGATATAATTTAATCATCTGTTGTACTTTACTACCGTAGCCAAAAAAACTTGTAAATATACTTGTTAATTGTTTGTCCAGTGCATACTTGACTAATCGTTTTTGCAATCGTTTCTCAATCTGTTTGACTAATTCATCTGCATCTATTACCATTGATTTTGGTAGTGTTGAAAAGTATCTATCGTACGTACGTTGATTAATAGCAATCAATTCGTAGTCACTGAATTTTTCGATTAATTTATGATTGGTGTGAGCGTTACAAGAATTATTGAGTGATGTCAATCTATCGACAATAACATAAGCGAATTTTGCATCAACTTGTTCGTTGGTTTGTGTATCCCACCAAACTTGTTTTTCTCGGTGTAATTCAACTCGGTCAGACTCCCAACAACTACTTCCCCAAGATGATTGATTGTATTGACGAAATTTGATTGTGATTGTACTTGTTGGTTTGTATGCAGAATATGTTGTAATGTCATTGTTTTCTGCTTTTTCAACGGTACTAAACAACTCTATATCAAGGTCAAATGTGTGTACAAGTTCAAATTGTTCGTCTGCTTGTTGTTTAATGTCAACTCCCGGTTTTGGTTGGAGTAAGATAAAATCTCCTTTATTTTCCCATATTGTGATGTTTCTACGAATATTTCGTTTAACGTCGGCATAGTAGATTGGTAATTTAAACCAACTGTTTGTGATGTTGTTTGTTAACTCAACGTACGATACTTTTTCTCCATTTTGTGGCTGAGCCACTCTATACGCTTTGTGGTACTTTAACGGCAGTTGTCCTGTGATTTTTTTACCGTTCCATTCTTGCTGTTTTTTGATAGACGATTTCATTCCACTCAAAATCCCTTTAACCCAATAATCATCTTGTAGTGCAGATTTATACATTTTTACTTCAGCATCGTCGATACGTTGTTGTCCAAACAATCCGTTATATCGATAACAGGCTGTTATGTACTTGTCTGCTCCGGAAATGTAGTTTTTAATCGATTTAGATAGATATTGCTTAACTTCGTCGTTAATCTGTTTCAACTTTTCAACAGTATCGTCATCATATTGAATTGCTTCACGATTTGCAGCAAGTGTGATGTCTCCTGTATTGAGTTTTAGCTCAATTACCATACTATTCCCTACACCTTTATTTATTTTTAATAGTGACGTATTCAACGGATACATTATTCCATCAACGCTCGCGATGTAGTAGTCACCATCAATATAGCTATTTTTCTCTATTATACTAAATGATTTTTCATCAATAACTCGGTTGATTTCAGGAACTTTTTTGATAAAATTGATTAATGTCGGACGAGTTTTCCAAAGTAACGTACTTTTAATCACTTCATACTCAAATGTTTCTCTATCATCAGATTTGATAGGTACTATGATTTGAGTCCCTGTATTTTCAGTAGTTTCCTCAGAATCGAACATAATCATTTTACCCTTTCTACTACTATCAATCATTGCAGTGTAGTGGTATTTTATTCGTTTTCCTCCTACATTACACGTAGTAATGACGGTAAATGTGTCTGTGTACGCGAACGGTGTTTTAGCTCCAAGGCCAAATCCTCCTGTTTGTCCGTTGGTATTTCGTTTTGTACTCGCAGCATATTTGACGAACACATCGGCCATTCTATCAGGAGAAATTCCTATTCCATTGTCTCTGAATATGATTGACATATCGCCTAAGAACGTAAATTTATTCGGCTTAGCGATTTCAACTTCGACAGGAACATCAGCTCTACCTGCTTCACGATTTGCATCTCTACTGTTCGAAATTACCTCACGACACAAACTTCCAATCTTATTGGAATACATTTTATCTCGTAAGATATCAAAAATGATTGAGTTGTTGTCATCGATTGAGAAGTTTAATTCTTGTTCGGCTCCGATGACTAAGTCGTTGAACGATTCTTTTTTTAGTTTCATTGGTCTCAGTTTTTATTGATTTTCTACACTGTAAAGATACTACATAGTTATCTTTTATGCAACAATTTTATCAATTATTTTGAGACAAAATTCACTATCGTCACATTTTCGTGGCGTAGTTCGTAAGAAATAATTTTTTCAATTTTAGTCCAATTACCACCTGCTATTCCAGCTCCTATCTTTGGTAATCCGACTCTCATCTTTTTACCACGTATCATTCGAGCCATTTTTCGCACAGATAATCGTAGTGCAGTATAATCAAGGTTATTTCCTGGCTGATATTGTGTGTATAGATTAAATATCAATCCGTAATCAGTAACAGCTAACGATAAACTACCTAATTTCAATAAATCTCCTGGTGTAGTAGTATTATCTGCAACGACTGCTTCAGGAAAACGAACTGCAATTTGACCAGCAATTCCAGCACCCATCATATTGAAGCAATTCGCTCCGTGTGCAATCACATCGAACTGTTTTGATTGAAATAAATCGAGCAAATTACCGTTTATGTATTTTAATTTTTTCATAACATTTTTTAATCAGTTTAACAATCGCTACAAACGAAATTGCGTGTACTATTATATGTACTACAAATAATATACCGACGATTTTCATTTTTTAATCACATTTACACGAACAACTCCATCACCTTTATAG